CGTTAGCAGCCATTAAATGACCGCCACAATTCGACAAACTCTTCCCTTTTCATTTGTCTTAATTCTCTATTGTCGGCATATTTTCTTTCGTGGTAAATTTCAATTTCGCTCCCACCAGTGAAGTAAACGGAATATCTTAACCAAGAGCTATCGCCACCAACTTTACCAACTCTTTCAATTTTTCGTAAATCAATCGTATCGCCTCCAATATCAACCAAAGGATTAACGGCTGCTAACACATTATTTGCGTCAGTGGGGGTTTCGTGCTTTTTAGAATCTGTCTGCATATTTTAAAGTTTTGTGCTGTTAATAATCTTTAGTGGTGTAATGCCCCACCGAACGCAAATAATCGGAACGTTATAAGTAATAAAAATTAAATACCAAGTGTATCTTTTAAATGTTCATTTCCACCAGAAAGTAAATCATTTTTAATCACATAACATAATTGATATTTATGAATTCTACCTATATAATTTCCAGTCAAGCGATTTGAAAACACCAAGAATTCATCACCCTGTGACCAAGGTTCATCATAAATATCAATTTCAAAATTATGATATATTACCTTACAAACATTTAAAAGATTTTCCATATTTTTTTATTTAATTTTTACATACTTATAACAACAAATAAATCACATTAACACAATGGTTTACTTGCAACTGTTACATGTTTTTTTCCACTCAAAGTGATCAACGTTCACTGGCCTACAAGGATCCTGCCCTTCAGATATCTTCATGAGTTCATCAACGTCATCATCAAGATGAAAGGCAAATCCTTGACTCTTTATCCAATGGATCTTAGCAGCACCATTTGTAAACACGATCCTTTCCTTAGGGATACCGCACTCTTCTGCGACGCTAAACACTGTCAGATTCTGTTGCTCTATCCAGGGCCAACCCTTTTCCATACCGGCTTCCGCAGAGTATCTAGAGGTGATTATCCAGACTTCATGGCCAGATTCAACTAGGGACTTTGAATATTCCTGCACGTCGATGCGATTTAGCGTACCATCAAAATCAAATGATACTTTCATCTATTTTTTAGTTAGGTCTTCGTGAGAATAGTATGTGCTTTCTATCTGGCCGAGCTCGTAGTTACCAGTTGGCTCCACTCGAACAACGTAAGCTTCCACTCTAGGTTTCTTGTCGTATTCAAATCGAGCATCCATTTCTCGCAAGACACGTATCTCCTGCCCAATGGCTTCAGCAAGTTCCTTTAGCTTATCTAGACTTAAGGTAAGGTCAATATCACCATACCAGATCTTGGTAGGAGTCGGTTCCATCACAATAAGATTAGAGTTAAACACGGCTAGGTTCTTGGGATTACGATTACAGTATCCAGACTTAGAACCGGAAATCATTATACCAGCGAAACCAAGTAATTCAATAGCTTTTTCTTCCATTTTATCTTTTTGATATTATACTAAGAAAAATGTAAAAGTTAAAACTTTGCGACCTGTTTGAGTTAAATATAATTAGAGCCTGACACTCTAGTCGGCGTCGAGTTTATAACTCTTGAGCGGTGCATGCCGCAAAGGCGTCTGCTTAATAAAAATAACAGGTAAACTATGTACTTTACACACACAGCGGGCACAATTAGCCCAACTGCAAACATTGCAGTAAACAGAAATCGCCTAAAACACTACGGCGAAACAGTCTATCTAAAGAGCGGAACTCATTTTGAGATCGAACTCTTTAATCCCAAAACAACAAAGGTCCTTGCTAAGATCTACCTCGATGGAGTCTCAATCTCCGAATCAGGAATAGTGATCAAGCCAGGACAGAGAGTCTTCCTAGAGAGATGGATTGACGAACCTAAAAAGTTCTTATTTGAGACCTATGAAGTCGATAAACAATTTAGACTAGTCGCGGAAGCAATTAAACACAATGGCAGAGTACGAGTCGAATTTTACGATCAAGTGATCTTATCCCCATCTAACATGGCGATTTTCCCAAGTACCTCAACGTGGACGTATGATCCTACGAGTCAGCCAGTTTATGGTGGAACAACTCAAAACCAGATCTATTTCACGTCTTCTTTTGCTGGATCAAACGATGTGATCGGAACCCGCACATTGGGTAATTCAGAGCTAACCATGAACTTCATGGAGACGGGTCGTGCAGAAAAAGGAGAAGCATCAGATCAAGCATTCACAAGTGATAATTCTTCTTACAATTCGTGGACATGTAATACGATTCATCTACAGATCCTACCTGAATCTCAAAAACCGGTAGAAGTGAAAGAGATTAGAAACTATTGCACAAATTGTGGAACTCGCCACAAAAAATCGAGTTGGAAATTCTGCCCTAATTGCGGAACAAAAATCTAAATTTAAAGTCAGGCTCTAATGAAGGATCTTGAAAGGGATCCTTTTTTTGTTTTATAAGATAAATAATAAAAAAATTATTATAATGTCAACATTTAATACTATTCACCTTTTTGGATTCGGTGATGCTCAAATCATCGGAAAAGAAAACAATGGTACTGTCGCATCAGAGGCTCTAACTAACCTTACTGCGTTTGTAGATCACATCAAGACATTTAAACCAGATGAAGTCACTCTTACTGATTATCATGTTATTCATATATTTAACGAAACAGACGTTCGTTATTTGGGTAAAGGCACTGAAGTTAAAACAGATAAGACTAATTTTACTGTAAAAATTTCAGAAGTTGACCCTACTATTTTGGGTAACTTAGTTGATGAACTAGCGGCGGCCGTTATACCTAATACTTAAAAATAAACCAAAAATATGTCATTTATCAATTGGGGACATGAAAGTCCCGAGCAACGTAAAGCTCGTCAAGAGTGGGAAGATCAAATAATGTTTGAACAGATGTCCTACAGTGCCGCAGTTGTTGCTGCAGCTGCCACTGGTTCAGGTGGACTAAAAAAACCTAGTGAATTTGTAGGAGAGGTCGACTGGTTAGTCGTTGCATCAACTGTGTTTACTCCTCCTGGAACCGACAACTATGAGGACTTCGACAACTGGGTCACTGACACTTTTACACCTCTACTTGGTGTAAAGAGACTTGTGATAGTTGCTGATTCTGCGAATGCTCACACTCACGAAGAGCCATTTACCGATCTTACGATCCAATTATTTAATAGTGTGACCTCTACCTGGACAACAGTATGGTCTTATAACCTCGTAAATCAAAACTATCCAGGCGGTGAAGGCGATGACTACTTTTTTAATGGTATCGACGTTACCTTTCCAGAGGTTGCATCGGTGACCAAGATCCGACTTACCTCTGATCCTGGCATAGGTCAGACATATCACGATTGGGGTCAGGACTCTACACTGTTTAAATTCTATAAATAATAAAAATAAACCAAAAATATGTCATTTATCAATTGGGGTAGTGAGAGCCCAGAACAATTAAAAGCTCGTCGAGAGATGGAAGAACGTATGATGTTTGAACAGATGTCATATAGTGCAGCAATAGCTGCGGCAGCCTCCGCTGGCGGAAGCCTAGATCCTTTACGAGGTTTATTTGGAGTAGGAGCAGACGGTCTTATCTATAACCTAGGTAGAGGTGAGGCAAATTGGCCGTTTGATTCTGAGTCATTTCCTAGCTCGACAGTAATCACTCTAAACACGGATGATGATTGCTTATATGCGGCAGTCGATTTCGATGGGGAAGTATTTTTTATAAAGATCGACAAGACGACTAGGAAATGTTTGTTTTTTGAAAATGACATCAGCGATTATGTAACAAAGGGATCAAGCTCTCTGTATTATGAAGGTGATGGACGTTTTATCTACTTAGATAACTTTATCAAGAAGAGCGATGTTTCTAGTATTATTCGAGTGACGCTAACCGAGTCGACAGCTGACGCTACTGAGGTTTCCGAAGTAGACTCGGTTGAAAAAGGATACTTGCTTAGAAACCTCTTCATATATGATGGAACTCCTTGGGCGATCGCGTACTCTGGACCAACCGTAATAATCGGGCCATTCGATATTGATGAGGGTGACTTTGTTTATTCTAACCTTCTTCTTCCTTCTCCTAGCGATACTAGAGTGGAGGAAATACTTGCAGTATTCAGCACAGTCGAATATAATGGCACAGTATACTCAGCGATTGTTTTTGCAGATTCTGAACTGAGCGGTGATCCAAATATTGGACTCTTTAAAGTTGATACTGAGACTGGTGGTGCACTTGCTCCATACTATGTCTCATTCATCAAGGATCTAAACCTTGCAGGTCATGGAGAAGTGCCAGTATTATCAATATTTAGTTACTAAAAAAATATAAAGTATATGAGACTATGCATACTATGTGAAAACGAAAATGTTGTTGATGCTAGACAAAGAGCAGCGATTGCCTTGCCTAAACATGAAGCCTTAATTGAAGCCATTGAATTAAAGAAGAAATTTAATCCTGATTTTTCAATAGATCACTTGACTATTCCTTTGTCTGAAACTGGTGAGCTTCCAGCAACACACTGGTTCTGCTTTATTAAGACTGATGAAGAGACTTATCAGAGGATGCTTGCATCACAGATGTATACCATCATTGAAGAAGCAGTGCCTTCTGAATTTTTAGAAAAACATGGCCTAAAGAAGATAAAAAGTTTCGGGCCTAAATAGGATACATTTAGAGATGGAATCTTCTAATCATAAAGTAGTAAGGGGTTTCTTATCCCAATCAGAGAGAACACAAATACTTGATTTTGTGAATGAGATTAACGCTCAAGTACTTCTTAACGATCATCATTTAAAATATTTAATTGGGAAGATTAATGGAAACTCTTACATGTACGATATATCTAGGACTGACCTTACTGGAAAGATAACTAGGTACCAATCTGGCGGAACGGTTATGGATCAGAAGCTTCCGGTGATTTTTGATAACTTAATCGATCGAATAGGTCAAACTATTAATATTCCGAAGGATCACTGTTTTTTACAGATTGTTGATATGGATAAGGGAGGAGTGATCGATAGACACTACGATACGGCTACTCAAGGTTTTATAAACTATAAGTGTAACGTGAGCGTGCTCTCAGAAAACTATGATTTTTGTGTAGACGGGGAGACAGTCAATGTCAATGAGGGAGACCTGTATTGTTTTGAGGCATCCTTATATAAGCACTGGACTCCAAACCCGTTCCATTCAAGAAGAATACTTCTTAGCTTTGGTTTCATGATACCTTACGATAAACTCGGCAGAAAAGAGGACGATCCAAGAATCCGATTAAGTAATAGGATCGAAAGATACTTTCAGAGATAAATAACTTAAATCGATACCCATTATGAGTAAAATTAGAATATTATCACTGGACGGAGGTGGACTCAGAGGAATCATACCGTTACTGATCCTAAAAGAGATCGAGAGAAACGAGGGTCGCCGAATCCATGAACTATTTGACGTGATTACTGGAACCTCGACTGGAGGAATAATTGCATGTGGTCTAACTTATACAAAAGACGGCAAGACACCGAGTTTGACGTTGGACCAACTAATCGAACTATATACGACTAGAGGCCATGAGATATTTCCATACAAGACTAATATTTTTTCAAAGGCGATCAGTGGAATCAATTCAATCTTTAATCCTAAGTTTTCTCCGACTGGACTAGACCGACTTCTTGGTCAATACTTTGGTGAATCAACTCTTAGGGACACGTTAAAGCCAACTATCGTCACTTCATACGATATCAAGAATAACGAAGTTGTAATGTTCAAGAGCAGATTATCAAATGTGTCTAATGAATATAATGCTAGACTTAAGGATGTATGCAGAGGAACATCCGCTGCTCCGACATACTTGCCTTCTTATGAGATGAACTTTAAAGGTAAAGACCGACTCTTAGTTGACGGTGGAGTGTATATCAATAATCCAGCAATGGCAGCAGTCGCTGACGTATTGAAGAGCCGACCTGAAGTAGAGGTAAAGGATATCGAATGTCTTTCATTGGGCACCGGCATCTATGCCAAGAGTTTAGGCATAAAGACGACTGGTTGGGGAATGGCTGACTGGGTAAAACCTATCACAACCCTAATGATGCAGGCATCAGCAAAGGTAGTTTCATATGAGTGTGATGAGATCTTATCAAATCACTTGAGATTACAGGTGAGTATTGATGATGAAAAGAAGAGTGATATGGCAGATGCTCGACCAGAAACGACTAAATACTTAGTTGAACGTGTAAATTCTGAGATCATCAGTAACGATGAGACTATGGAGAAAATAAAAAACTTTTTTAATTAATGAAGACATACGTACAATTATTTGAGAGCTGGCACCGAGAGGAGGAGATTATTCTTACTTCTAGACAGGGACGAGAGATCGAAATTAAGGTCAAGCACGGTAAGATCGAGGAGATTGAAAATAGAAGCGGTGTGATCTTTCCATTCGTCACAGGCCAACCTCTTCAGATTCCATTCATAAAGGGATGGGCATGTCGTAATGGCTTTAAATGGAACGGTGAAGACGCGTGTCAACCAGGCATGAAGCCTGAGAAAAAGATGTTTGGGATAAGACATCGAGACATTCCTCAAGGTCACGAGTGGAGACGAATGTTTCCTGGAAAGTTTAGAGACTAGAGAATTCCCGACTCTTCCATCAATTTCCTACACCCTTCCCAATCTACAAAAGGTCGATCTGATAATTCAGGATCCACTTTTAATGGGATTCCCAAGCAGATATCATCAATGATCAGTTGGCCATATGCTTTAGGCGAGGTTGTCCATGCTCTTTGTGTAGGATTCTCTTGGATTCCATACAAAGGGATATCGTGTTTCTCAAACCATTTTACGGCATCTTTTAAATAGTTGCCGCTTCGTGTATCGCTACGCATAGTAAAGAGAATTAGTCTATTTCCAGCCAAGACCAAGTCTCTTAATACTTCAGGTGCACCTATTTCCTTTCCAACATATGGAAAGTCATGGGTAGTACAGGTCCCATCAAAGTCTACTAATATGTCCATGTTTTAAAATTTAAGCAAATTGTGCGAGTCCACTAAAGCTAGCATCCTTTGCTCCTTCTCGTTTTGCGTACTCGTCTGGAAATTTTTCTTGAGAAGGCAGATCTGCATATACTGGAACGAAGTACCTATGAAAATTAAGAATGCCTAAGGTCCATCCCTTTCCATAAGTAGAGGCATTTTTATAAGAAAGATAGAGCTTAATCTGTTCGTTTAACATGACTTCGACCACTGTCTTATCACCTATTTTCTGAATCGCATCATTTAGCCCAGAGTATCCCATATCAGAGAGAGCGGATACAGTATTAGCAATCGTCTTTTCTCCATGTGTTATCGCTCCCCAAAAACCCGTTCCCATACAGTGATTCACCATTGGGCTGATTGTTTCTCGTCCCTTGTCCTTGACCATTGGATTATAAAAAGTTAATTCATACACTCTTCTAGCATGCTCATCAGTCATCTCAAAGAACCCTTTGGCTACCATTAGAGGATCAGTTATTCCCATTGCAGCAGCGGCAGTCTTCCAAGTAGGCCATATCACTCCTCTAGACGTATGCCATCGATTGGAAGAACTTCCGCCATTGATCACACTAACACTATTTTGTAAATGAGGATTTATTTTTAACTGATGGACAGTTCCGTTATAATTTAATTTTCCGGTCTTTGCATCAAATTCATACGGACATGGATTGGCTGCTGGACCGGTATCTCGAGTATCATCAGCAAGGCCGCCTTCTTTGATGCTATTGAACTTATACATGTCTTCTAATATGTTTCCAGTAAGAGCAAGATTATAATCAGTTGAACCTTTAGCTGACCATAATTTTTCATAATAAGGTCTTAATAGACCAGTATCAATGTAAACCTTAAGTTCTGGTTTCTTTGCAGCAAGAGCAGCGTCTCTTTCAGATATTAATGCCTTATTAAAGTTCAAGTCAAGCACTTCAGGGCGATTTACCCAACTTTTAGCAAAAGTATTCATCAATTCCGCATTTGAGAAATCTAATTGATCTAATCCACATAACGTCTTAAGAGCAGTCTCAGTCTCTCCATTAAAATAGCAGGTGACTCCGTCTCCTAATGGACCAGCATTAGACTTGAGAACTCCTAATTTCTTTAGGAAGACTTGTAGTTGAGTGTTGCCTTTAAGGTTTATAACGTTCTTACCGAGAGTTTTACCACCGGCTGCCTCTTTAAGAATTGAAATTACTCGATTTGCTGTATTCAATTCATCCTGCTTCATTGCATTTTGAATAGTCTCTTGGCCTTTATCTCGTGCCCAGTTGGTGATTTGAGCCATATCCTTGTCGGCTTGAGTCATTTGATCAGTCGGTTTGGGTACAGCGGGCTGAACTGTCTCTACTCCAGGATCTGCATCTACTTCGTTCAATCTATTCCATTCATTGAATTTTAAAAGTCTTGACATAATATTTCTTTTTTTTATTTATTTTGGAGTTTTTGGTCAATCTGTAATAAATAACTAAAAGAAGATTAAGTGTTAAAACACGTGCTTGAAAGCGAGGAGTTTTTTAATCAAGAACTCAATTGGAAAGGGATCAAATTTGTAAGGCTAGAGTCTGAGGGAAACTTAATGAATCTGGGAGTCATCTTACCTGGAGAAAGTGTTCCTAATCCTGGAATAGTCCTAACCCTTCAGGTGATTCATGATTACTTGTACCAGCCACATATCGCACTGGATGAAGATCTTCGAGGTAAAGACTTGGCAGTCAAGATATATCGTGCACTGGTCGATAGGTTAGGCCATCTCTATTCAGGAAAGGGTCGTCGTCAGAATCCAATGGTGGACAGAGTATGGGCAAAACTAAAGATGGACCCTACTGTAGATTGTGCAAGTAGCTCAATTGGAGATGCATGCTGGACACTAGACAATCCTGATGGAGAGGATATCCGAGCATTTATCGAAGGTTAAATCGGCTCCATTCTGAAAAACTTAAGACTTGATTTAAGCTCTCGCTAACCTGTCGAGAATCAACAAATATGTTTGCTGCGTCTTCTCTATTGATGATGAACGATGTGTCCCAGCCGCCAGTTCGTACGTATGGAAACTCACTCGCTCTTGAATCAATCGCGATATCTGTCACGGTGCCTATGTTTACGAGCCAATCGCCGCTTCCCATCTCCTTGGCTAAAGTCACTTTATCTCCCTTCTTGATCACTCTGTCAATCTGTATCGGAGTATTGAATACTGGCTTTTCCAACCAGTGCAACCATTTCTTACCGAGCTTGATCGCGATCTCGTTGCCAGTAGCTCCCTTTATTTGTCGTGATTGAACAATTGGCATGGCGCCCCAAGTATTAAACTTTTCGTTTCTTTCAAGCAACCAAACCTTGTCTGGAGTGACGTTCATCTGTCTTGGCACCGTCTCAAGACTAAATGAAGACTCTCGATTTGGATCAGGAATCAATTGAAAGGTCTCCTGTTGAGAGACTGTTGATTTATTAATAAATTCATCCAACTGATCTCTAGAATCTCCTGAACTAATGTTTAGGTGGATAATCGAGATGCCTGCTGGAGTAAGGATTACTGAGTGACGTTTTTCTAGTTCTTCCTTTGAGTCAAGCTTAATTGAAAAGACTCTAGAGATCTTGGCAAGTTCGGCTTCCCTGTCCGCTAACATGTGTTCGATTGACTTATTGATTAGGTATGCCTTTTCAGAAGGCTTATTACCATCCACATCATATAGTTTAATTGTAGAGACTTGTGAGCCTATCGTAAAGATCCAAAAACAGGTACCAGTACGAAGCACTTCTTTTCCAGTAGATTTATCGGTCCTTTCGTATACTCTAAAGACTGGCAAAGCTTCTTTACCACTGGTCAGAGTCACCTTAGGTCGACCCAATCTAATGATACCAATGTAACCCGGCTTGATATCAGTATCGCTAAACACTTGACTCTTATCTGGATCAGCGATATTAGATAGTGCCTCTCTAAAAAACTGTTGGGTTTGTGAGATGTCAGAGCTAGTAGCTTCTACTTTTTCTCCCTTAGTATTAATAAAACCAATTACCTCCAGCTTAGCGAGCCTAGTGTTAGCTCTCTCTAAGTAGTGTTCTCCGCCCTCTCTCTTTAGAGTTATTGCCTCGTTTATGAAACTTTGAAAGTCCTTTATCAAAATAGAGAATAATTTTAATTATTTATCGAATAAATAATAAAAAACTTCATACAATGTCTAATCGAGATGTTTATTGTTCGCCTACATTTGAATCGTTTGCGATATTTGAAGACTCTAATCTAAGTCAATTAGGTCTTCCTAAAGATATGATCAGAAAGATCCACACTAAAGAGGAGCACTATACCGAAAAGTATCCTCAAATGGGTCATACATATAAGTCAAGGTCAGCTGTTCCGATGCCATATAAATATTTTATCCCATCTCCAGACATTGAGATTCCAGAACCAATTAAGTTAAGAGGTCGTAAGTCTAATCGCAGTCCATTCCAGGACAAGGAGGTTAGGAGTGAATATACTGATTTCGCATGGTATCTACAGTCCATTCCTTTTGGAGAGATCAGGATCTTTGTAGTAAATAAAGAGATTGATTTTTTTATGTTTCTATATCATAAACAAGCAAGTAAAGGTGCTACTGGAGAACAGTATGCAGTAATGGCTTGGGACCCAGAGAGAAAGAAGGTGGTTGATTATGGATACTCTGAATTGACAACTAGTGGAGTTGATCGCGAGCAACTAAGAGGGGTTCACGATACTAAAGGAGGAAACACTAACGGTAAGATCCAAGAGTTTGTTAGAGCTATGACTCGACAAGGAGGAAAAAAATACGCTCCTTCTCTAGAGAAACCTCTATATGTTTATGCTCTACCGGTTTCTCCAAATTACGAACCTCGAGTTACTAGAGAAGCTAGAACTGCAGCAAAAGGAGAGACGTTATCTACTGATTTCTTAAGGGTGTTTGCATCAAAATTTGCAAAGTTAGTATCACGTGCAAATCCAAACATTCAAGAAAAACTTATAAATCAAATAGATGACATGACCTCTTCATATGGATCGAAGATTGAATTTGGTGAGGTCGCATCAGCATTAGGATCAAACCCAGGTAGTACTCAAACTTGGTTATATACAAAGTTTAGAGATTTTAGAAAAGAACTTTTTGAAGAGGGCCGAGGCCGAACTCAAGGAGCACCTAGTGCATATACCAAGACTTCAGGATTTGAATTAGAAAAAGAATCAACTGAAGCAAACTCGATTGGGGTACCGACATATGGTACTAGATATCAGGTGACCAAGAAAAAATTTAGTCCAGACGAAGAGTCAGTGGATGCTGAGACTGGTTACAGAGAGGCTCAGCCTGAAAAATACAAGAGAGAGTTACCAATAGCTGGTGAATACGCTTCTATTCCGAGTATTATTGCTGCTCACACACTAGACGGAGCGATCGATAAGTTCGCAGCATTCCTAGTGACTGGAAAGATTAAGACTCCAGAAATAAGCATTGCTGGAGCCCTAGGCATCACTATGGATGATACGGATGATGAGTTCAAAAGGACATCATCGGCTAAAGGAAAAGCTTCAGGAAACTGGTTATTTTAATCATGAAACATATTCTTAACTTACAAAATTGGCGTAAACTTAATGAAGGAGTTGAGTCTACTGAGAGCATGACTGCTGCTGATATCACGGTAGATGAGCTTAAAAAAGCTAGTTCTGTCGTAAGTGGATTGGTACAGAGAGGATTTGCTAAAAATGAAGCAATTGCATTGGCCGGAAACATGTCAGTAGAATCTAGATTTAAGACTGATGCGACTGATGGTCGGGCAGTTGGACTATGTCAATGGCAAGGAGATCGACTAAAGGCTCTAAAAGCATATGCCAAATCTAAAGGTTTAGATCATACCTCAATGTCAATACAATTAGACTTTATTAAGTATGAGATGAAAGATTACTACTTGCCGTATGTTCAGGGAGTTCCGAAAGATCTAGTATACATTAATTCTGGGACAACATCTGCTCCGAAATATATTAAGACTAGAAAGGAACTTACTAAGACTAGTGCTGAATCTAGAAATTTTGAAAATGGAATAAAAGGAAAGACTACTGTATCTGATTTAACTGGATCATTGTGTGATAAAGTATTTAGACCAACTGCTTCCCTTTCTCATCGAGACAGAAGAATCGCAAATGCTTTGAAGATAAGTAAGACAGTCGGCTAGTCAACGTCTTCGATAAAGATTCCGTTTTGAGCTCTATAATCAAGTTCAGCAGAATACATCTTATTTGAAAAGCTGTCTCCCATGTTTCTCTCGGCATTGTATGTGATACATGCTTTTAACCAGGCATCACTCATCTTAGACATCGGTACCCAAGTCAACGGCTGACGTCCATCTTTACCTCGACCTCCTCTGTGAAAATGCTCACGAATCACCTCAAACGGAGCGTCCTCATATACAGTAAGCTCAGTGTAGGCTAATGGATCCTTCCATGTTTTACCAATCAGTCCTAATAAGAACTTCTTTACTTTTATCATGGGTGACAGTTCAGTTGAGTGAACGTTTCTTCTTAAATACTCGTGACCGCCATCAACCATGTATTCAAGACCGTTCTTGTCAACATATGTCACGTAATCGTGACGATGCATTGATTTAAGTATTGTGCCGTCTGGCGTCATGATTCTATTCAAGATTATTCTAGGGTCTTCCATTTTAATTTATTTTTATTTTATATCTTATCTCAACATCCTGCTTAGTACCTATCTCCACCTTACCTAGTGAAAACTCATAAGCATCTTCATGTAACACCATGTACATGTCTTTAAATCCTGTCTTGATCACGTGGATCAATTCGGGTTCATCGACTAACTGAAAGCACTGAGCTGTGCTCTTGATCTCTTTCCAATCCATCATTTTTCTATTATAGTTGCATGTAAAACATATTCTGAATTCTTGGTCTTAAAGTGCACTTTGCGATGACCTTTAGTCTTCTTGTCCTCCAAGATCTCAACGATCTCAGTGGTCATCCATCGATAACTTGAAACAGATTCCTCCATAGCTTTGATCGTGTGTGGATCTAAGCACAAGCTAAATCCTACTTGCGGGTCCTGATGAACCGCCTTGCCGAAGCCTTCTTCAGTCCATTCGATCCATACTATCTTATTACCAACATTGCTTCGCCCATCGCCTATCCTCTTAAGGAATATTGGATAGTTACAAATATCACACTTATTACAGACAGTATCGTGTAACTTTTGGCGATGTTCTGTTACCTTTTCACAAGACGTACAGTATATTTTCATAGTTATCAGTTATTAATGTGATCCTCGCTTTGCCCGAAAAAGAGCTTGCGATTAACAAGCTCTCGTCGGTATATTGGCGACTGTCAAGGCAGTCGGAGGTTGCTTAGTTATTATACTATTATTCTCTAAAAGATAAAATCTTTTTTGTATATTCTATCAAGTCTGACCAGATTCCTCTGAACGTGACTGCTCGAACCTTTCGATTATCGATCCAAATATATTCTTCCCCGTCCTTGATCCTGGGCTTGTCCATTACTAGCGAATGATATTGAAAACCTTCACGACGAAGCCATAATTCAGTAACTGCACGATCCTTAGACTCTCGAGCAGTAAAGAAGTGAACTTGTGCGCCAGCTTCATACCAAGCATTGCATCTTTCAAGAGCACCTTCAATAGGGTTAGCTAAAAAATATAGGTGAGAGTCCTCGTTCTTGATATCTTCGCATATCGTACCATCGATATCAATTAGCAGTATGTACTTCTTCATTAGTTAAGTGTATTGGGCTTTTGCAGTCACCTTTATGGGATCCCCAGCGATTACCTCCAATTCCTACTACTATATACTCACAGCCGTCTAGTGTATAGATCTCATATTGTCGAGTATAGTCGTGAGAAGATTTTTCTAGGGTCTTAATAGGCAGGCGTCGGTGAGCATCTTTTTCTTTTTTAGAATCACATGAATGGACTCCAAAAAGGACTGCACTAAATATGATTATCCTCTTCATACTGGTCTTATACAATCAGTTAGAACTAAGGTTTTTATAAAAGTCCTTGCCTGAGCCCTCAATATAGTGTACTGCCATTCCAGTAGGAGTATGTAGCTCAATAAACATTGGCTTGCCAGTATAGGTACAAAACTCAGTAATGTTGTCAAGATTAGTAAGTTCAATCAAGAAGTTTCGGTTTTCTCCGAGTATCTTGATTGAGGCATCAGTAAGATCAAGCTCGTCCGATATCGTGATCTTAATGCAGCCGATGTCAGTGACAATCGCCTTAAAATCATTGAGTTCGGGTTTGGTGTGTTTTTCCACTCTAAGGTAGATTTTTTATTATTTATGCTAAATATACTCTAAAAGTAAAGAGTATTAAAAGATAAATAACTAAAAATAACTAAATAGTATGTCGTTTATCAATTGGGGTCATGAAAGCCCAGAACAGAAGAAGATACGCAGGAGGTTTGAGGAAGAACAGGCGATCTTTGAACAGAGAGCCGCTGCTGTTTCTGCGGCCGCTGCAGCTGCCGCTGGAAGTTCAATTAAACCTGGAATAAGCGTGCCAGCATACTGTGGAGGAGAAAAAATAGTACTTGACTTTGTAGCTATTGATTTTGATCTCTTAACAAGTAAAAAGTTTAAATTAACTGATTCTGACCTTGATAACTATGATAACTTACAAGAGGACTTAGATACTCAGTTTAGGGCGGACCGTAATCAATACCTTAAGCGGCAGAATGCAAATAGATTCTTCCAAGAGGTAGGGCGAGTAAGCTCGATCCAGCCAGAACTCCCATTGCCTACTCCAACTATCTATCATAAAGGTTTGACAATGACTTCTCCTTTTACTCGACGTCTTCCGGTGACAGAGTATCCGGAATGGACCGAACTCAAAGGGGATCCTGAATCAAGCGCTTCTCAAAAGATGCCCAACGTAGAGTACATAAATTACCTAGAAGAGGTTGAACTGATCTTGGATCTGCCTTCTAGTGGATCACCGGGTGATGCGGTTTGGTGTATCGAAGATTCGACTTTTTATGCATGGGATCAGGGGGCTGGAGAGTTTTCAGCAGAGTTTCATGAGCTGTGGCTCGAGCCGATTCGTCAGGCACAAAACTCTACTCGTGACTCGGCAGCGAAAAGCAAATTTGAGTTGATTCTCGCGTCTCGACCTTTCATGGCTGCCGCCAAGTATCTATTGGATTATAAACTAAAAAATAAATTTTAAACTTATGTTATTTGACATGCAAGACTACGTTAACTCGGGAATTATCGGACCTAATCAGACTCCAATGACTTCTCAAGATTGGGAGGACATGATGGTCACAGCCGAAGCGACTCTAGGCGCATTCAATAAGTCAGTTTTTGGTTATATTACGTACGCAAATATCGCTAGCTCTCCTTGTAGTGACCAACTAGCTGAATTATTGCAGCAACGACTTGACACATACAATGAATATTACGCACAGTTACAAAGTTTTAAGCAAGCGCTGATGGACGACACTGCAACAAAGGATCAGTACAAAGCCTATTCTACTGCCTTTGATACTTATGTAGAATCAGTAAGATCGATCGTTGCCATTCTAGATGGAGACAAGTTTAAGATCACTAACTAGACAGACTGACCTGAGCCAGTTTAGAAGTCTCATACGATCAGTTAGACCAGATATCTCAGAAAGCGTCTTAATTAGCCTTGAAAAAATCATTGACTCGTCAGACTGTAAGAACATTAGGTTTGAGAAGATGTCTAGTCGTGCGGCAGGAATCTCCAAGACTGATGAATGTGTGATCAGCACCAACGTATTGACTCTACCTATAGAGTATCTAGTCTACATCATCCTACATGAAGTATCACACCAACATCAGTATCATAAGTACGGAAAGGATTATGTGCTAGATGTATACGATGGGACCCTATCACTAGACGAGGCTACTCTTAAGCTTTTACGTGTTGAACAGATCGCAGATAGATTAGCTATCTGGAGAATGAGAGGAATGGGACTAAATAGAGTAAAACCTCGATATTTGGGATTGACTGATACTAATCAGATTAAGAATCATCTAAGTAAAATTAGAAAAGATGTTATGATGATGGGTCTCACATCTATAGAAGAGATAAACGATCACATTCATCGATCAATCAACAGAGAAACTTAGATTTTTTTACTAAATTTAGATAAATAACTAAAAAGAAAAAGATTATGTCAAATATTTTAAATTTTAAGAATTGGCTTAATGAGTCTAGGCTGATTAATGAAGCAACTGACGATGCTACTACTGAGATCAATGGATGGTTTAGAAAAGTAGTAAAAGATGAATATGGAGGATTAGATATTTATCCAACATTAGCTTTCTGTTCATATGTGTCTGACGGACAAGCAAAAATTAACGCAGGATACTATGCTAATTGGATAAAGGCTGGAGCCACTGAAAAAGCAGCAGAACCATATGATATCTTAGCTATTTTTAGATCAGCTATCCGAATTTCAAATATTCCAAAATTACAAACTAAAGATGCTAACTCACTGCACGCAGCGATTCAAGGACAAATAGACAAAAAAATAAGTGATATAATTAATTATGCACCAATGGGGACAGGCATGCCACTGGGAAAAGATGCACAAGCAATAAAATTATTATCTGGTAAAAAATCTACATATCCATATTACAATTACAAATTGAAAAAGCAGGTACAGGGAGGAGTTCCATGCACTGATGCTACATATACTGGGCCTGGAAAAGGAACTTTATATCAATTAGCATTAGAAGTAGCAGCTCCTTATTTTTAATTAAATCTTAAATCAAATAAAAAAGCCCTAATTTCTCAGGGCTTTTTTTGCATTATAAATATTTAATTATTTTGAATAATTAATAGCATAAATACTATGAATAAAATTAGGTTCAATCTTCGTTTCAATATTAAAAAAGATGATCTTATTAGATTCTGGGTAAATATTACAGAAATTCCAGAAATCTCCATCACCTAATGTCAATTTAATCATATCATCTACTCTTTCGATATTCGATATTTTTACATCCTTAATAAAATTAAACTTATTATCTGAAAAGTGAAATTCATTTACTTGTAAATTATTTTTATCAAGATCAAAGACTAAGTTAACATCCCAAGGAATAATTGCAGGCTCAGATAATTCAGAAGGTTCAACTAATGATGAAGATTTAATATCAGCAGGTTCGTCAAATTGGACTTGGTAAAATAAATCTGACTTGATTTCGATCTTTTGTGCATTACCAAAAGTTCCGATCAATAATGCTAAAGCTAAAACTAATTTTTTCATGACTCTTTATTTTAATTGGTTATATAGCTATTATACTTAAAAAAAAAGTAGTTTTAAAAGATAAATAACTAAAAATAAAAGACTATGTCAAATATTTTAAATTTTAAGAATTGGCTCCGAGTTAATGAGGATACTACTACTACAACAAATACTAAACCGGGAAATGAAGCTCCAAATTATTGGTTTTCTAAATTAGAAAAAATAGTTAGTTCTAGTGAAATTTGTTTTAAATTTAGTTATGCTGAAAAAGATAAAGTATATAATAGCTTAGAAATGTCCACTGGTCAAGCAAATAGAGAAAGGCAACTATTAGAGATTGCAATACCTTTGAAAGGAGTTGATAACTACTATACATTAAATAGATATTTACTTGATGGAACATGTGGATATCCTAGGACTGACTTTGATACGACGAAAACTACTGAACAATTAATGAATCCTGTGACCTTTGGGATCAGAAATGGAGCAGGTCCATTAGCTAAAAAGACACCGGCTCAAGTAATAGATCATCTCTCAAAAATACCAGCTTATGGAAAAACTCAGAGTGGAAAGCCTTGGGGAACACAATATGGAGATGCAAAATACGTATGGAACTTAATGTTATATATGATGGTTAAAGCAGGTCTAGGTAAGTCTCCAAGCGAAGCATAATTAATTTTTAATAGAATTTTTTAACATCATAACGAGTAATATAAGTTCCTTCTAATTTATTATCAATGATATTATAAAAGATGATCTTTTTAGATTTTTTAAATATTCTACAGTATTTATAGAAAGGAAAATCATATGCGATTTCCAAATCAATGTAATTTTTATTTTTAGTAACGTTAGCTATATTACCATGAAACGATGAGTTTATTAATAGAACACTATTATTAAGATCAAAACAAATACTCACATTAATCATGTCTAGAGTAGAATCCTCAAAACTAATATCAATCGGCATTAGCTTTTTTTCGATTTGATCCTTATCTAAACTTAATGATATTAAATTAGAGTATTGATTATTTGCTACAATCTCTTGACAATTACTAAAAGTCCCGATTAATAACGCGAATGCAAAAACTAATTTTTTCATGACTCTTTATTTTAATTGGTTATATAGCTATAATACTAAAAAAAGAGTAGCTTTAAAACAGTCTCTATTCTTCTTCCATTTTTAATTTTTGATTACCGTCCGCGTCACAGTGTGGTGGAGGGTACCCATGTTTGCTAATCGTTCTGTGTCTCCAAAATGAGGCCCAGTTCTTGATAATAATGTTGGCGACTGCTGAGACTAAGATCAAGACTCCGATAAAGTGCCAAAATGATCTAAACGTAAATTCTAAAAATGTCATCATGTTAAGTTGTTTTATTTTTATTTCTTTCCTCTTTCTTCTGTTGATGGTGGGCATCACATAGGGTAAAATACCAGCCTAAATCCTTTCGTAGTTCTCCAGGCTCTCCGCAATCCTCACAGATAGTGTAACTTTCATGTTCAGCCTCAATAATCCTTTTATGAACCTCATCTGAACCTGTATTGATATAGAATCTAAGACCGCCGAACTTTTCCTTGACCTGAATGATCTGCTTATCCCAGCCAAGTTCAATTAGGTCCTCGATAAGCCTTTGAATTAAGGGATACCATCCCTCATTACAGTCAAAACTGCAAGAGTCCTTTATTTGAGGTCGATCTGGTCGCCAGCCGTTCTCAAGACCGCCAATCGATTCTAAATAAGCATCTAATTTTTCCTTAGGTGATTCCATTGAGTACCTTTTTTAGTTATTATACTCAATAATCTGATTAGGTTAAATAAATTTTACGTGCTTCTTTTCAACTAGTGACTCTAGGTCATAGTCTTCCATCTCTGAAACTATTGAACTGACTCCAAAGTCTTCTTCAAAATCGGTAGTTGCTGAGCCGACTAATTGAATGCTAGTGATTTGAGTCTCAATTGATGTGATCTCAATATCCTCGTCTGGTGGACTGTCGTATGAGCCTGAATAATACTTTCGAGTAAATTCAATCGCTGACGTAAAGTAGATTGCGATTTCAAATCGGCGAAGCTCTTTTTCTTTAAGTTGTTCATCTAGTTCAGGTCGACCGACATGGACACATTCAAAGGTTGCGTCCCACTCTACCTCTTCAGTATCGTAACTTTCACCATTGATTGCATCCATTAGCGAGTCATTAGGTATTTTCCAATCAAGTAGGATAACGTTAGATCCATCTTTAAATATAGCATCCAAGGCATCCTGAACTACTGTGTTCTCAATTGGCTGGTTTAGATCAGCTGATTCAAATAGGTAATCGTCTCCAAATATGTCCTTTTCAACTGAATTGAGAGCATCTGATATGTTAGTGTGTTTTAGAGTCTTCCAGTGGAATGGAGTCTTATTGTTGTTACGAACAATACTCAGTTTTCCAGGAGACTTGGAATTGATTGCAGCCTTTAAGGAGTCTTCGTCCTTCCAATTGATCCTTACTCCTTTTAGCTTCTTATCGTCCTTGCGAATTCGATAAAAAGTGTCAGATAGAAACATCATCATTGCCCCAGGTCTGACTTCAGCACAACTGTTGACGTGAGCAGCATAGAGCATCTGCTCTCGACCCTTACCCTTAGGCTTACCCTTGATCAGGACTATTCCATTCTGTTTAACTGATTCGTTGATTGACCCAAAAGGTCTAATGTATTCCTTCATATAAATATTTATCTCAGCTCTAATACTAATTTTAAAACCTATTTTAAGATAAATAAACTAAATTGTCTAAAATTACATTGAAACATAAAGCGAATACTTTTAATCGGTGGATTAACGAAAAAGTTCAATATAATCGAGACCTTTGTCCTAAGTTTTGGGAAGAAGGTAAAATGGACCAGGCGATACGAGCAAAATTACTTGCAATTGCAGAAGATTTTTGGTCTTCATTAAAATTGGAGGTTCCGATCATGGATATTCAATTGACAGGTTCACTTGCTAATTTTAATTGGAACTCAGGATCAGACTTAGACGTACACATAATAATTGACTTTTCCCAGATCGATGAAAACCTAGAGCTCGTTAGAAAAGCATTAGATGGCCAACGATTTATGTGGAACATGCGTCATCCTGTAATTCTTAGAGGACATGACGTTGAATGTTATGTGCAACATAAGGATGAACAACACGTCGCGTCAGGCCTCTTCTCTATCCTTAGGGACAAGTGGATAATCGTTCCTTCGTGGAATGAGCCCAACATTGATCAAAGGGATATCGATGAAAAGATTAGGGTCATTAAGTCTGAAGTTAAGATGATAAAGAAAAAATCAAAGTTTACTGAGGGCGAATCGGCTGAAGTATTATATGACTATTTAGAGAGATTTAAAAGAAAGATAATGAGCGACCGTCGAGAGGGATTGGCCAAGGGAGGAGAATTTGCAGTAGAAAACCTAGTCTTTAAAGAGCTACGCCGTGACGGAACGATTGAAGAAATAATTGAATTGCTTTCAGAAATATATTCTAAGATCTATTCTGAATGATAAATAATAAAAAATAAAAAGCGATCATGCATAAGTATTTTAATTTTACAAAAATATTCGAAGCCGAGCAAATGGGCATGCCCCTTAGCCCAGAAGAAATGGGAACACCGGAAGCACCAATTGGATCTGTGCCTGATGAAAAGATCGAAGACTTTGCTCTATTAGCAAAAGAAAACCTTCTAGAGATCACAGTTACTAAAGACGACTTTGATAAGTTAAAGATGGGACAGTCTGTCCAAAAAACGGATGCTCAGTGGAAGAACAAAGAGAATGAGACTGAGATAAAAGGAGTCAAGTTAGTAATCATAAATACTAAGAACGATACTTCTAAGAATGAACCAGACTCGTTAGTTTTCAATCTAGACGATACTTCTACTACTGACATTATAGAAGGAATCAAGCTAGGAAACGTCACACAGGTTCTAAAGGGATTTGGACAGGACGGGACTGAGATTCCAGACATAACCGTTAGGTTTATCAAATCAGTAGATATAGACACTTCACCTGACTTGGACACGGTTCCTGCAACACCTGAACAAGTGGAAAGCGGTGCGGTTTTACCAGAACCAGTCGAGGATGATATGCCTAACGAATCTAGAGGAATCATGAGTTTTAATCAATTTGTGAATGAGGGTAAGAAAAACCTAAAAGATGTATTGGATAAGAAGGGCAAGAAAAAAGAGGACTTAGACAAAACAAAAAAGGCAAAATCTGGTAAAAAATTCCCAGACATGAGCGGAGACGGTAAAGTCACTAAAAAAGACATCCTAATTGCTAAGGGAGTAATTAAAAAATAAATTAGATATGCGAATCAATGAATGTTCTTGTGGATGCGGAGGAAGCTCAGATAGCTGCAATATGAATAATAAAAAGGAATTAAATTACATGTTCTTTGGAAACCTAGAGTCGATCAAGAGAATGATTGATGAAATGGTACAAATGGATGCCCATGAAGTAGATGAGATCTTAAATGATGGACACGAATGGGCAGTAGATCATATAGCTTCTTCACTAGATGACGTACAGGAAGTATATAGTTTCATAAAGAATCGTGTATCTGTTCCACTAAAAAGAGAACGTGATGTATTTTCAGAAGATGAGATATTTGTCAAGACTTTTGAAAGCTATGTAAATGAGGTATCGACTAAAAAATGGAGAGAGATTGAATCTGATGTTCGAGGAAGAGGATTAGGTGCATTTGCAGACAGAGTAGCGACTCACAGTAAGCAGCACGGAACGAGTCCTATTACTGAGATCAAGATGGTTTGTCGAAAATCTAAGGAAGAAGAAGTAAATCTTTCAGTAACTGGATTGGAAATTAAAAGCAGTTCAGAAAGTTCACCGCATTCAATTGTTAGTACTAGAAAAGACTTTAAAATGGTCGGTCGAGATTCTGATTGGGGATCAGTTTCAATTTATGCTTCTATCTATGGTGACGGTTCAATTGAAATGTACGAAAGCGGAAGAATACCTGTTCTTGTTGCTGATCGAAAAAACGCAAAAGATCTTATTGAGTTTCTAATATACGAGGGAATCATAGAAGACCCAAATAGTTTAGACTGGCGAAAGTTTACCATTGGATATACTTCATTTGAAGAAGCATATCGATAATAAAAGATTTAAAAGCCGAGTTTAACTCGGCTTTTTTATTTTATAGTAAATCAAACTTTGTTCCAAGTCTTTGCTCAAGCTCCTCAAGTGTGTACTTGTTTATAGCTAAATTCATAAGAGTTAGTTTTTCCTCTCTGATAAAGGATCCATCTAAGCCATTGTCTATTGAGTTGGGTTCAGATATCGAAACTTCTTCACGAATCTCATCAAGTTCGGATTTAGTAGCATAGTCTGTGATATAGTCCATCACATCTTCAAATTCGATATCGACTCCAACCTCTTTATAAACTGTCAGTGATCTTCCCATCCCCTAGCTTTTAAATATTTGAGTTAATCGATCGAGTCCTGAAGAAGCAGTGTCTGAGAATCTTTGAAACTTTATCTTATATACATGAAACTCTTTTCCAGGAATCTTGATTCGCAATCGATCAAAAATATCTCTAAACTCTTCAGTGTGAGATTTTACATACTGCCAAAAGATTCGTTCGTTCATTGGTGAAGTAAATTCCCAACGTGCATCGAAATATGTGCCGAGCTCGATAGTGGTCTCAGTCTCAAGATCTTCTAGGGATACCCTAACCGCTCTTCGATAAGTACAATTATGATTGGGAATTCGCTTGAAATTAAGCAGTCGCCCATCAGGTAGCTCAATCGAATCCTCATAATAGATATCGATTAGTTTTTCCATTTCATCTGTCATATTTATGGTGTGTTATTGATTACGTTTCCAATATAGTTCACCGTCTACATATATCTCCAAAACTTTGGAGTTTAAAGTAAGACGGCTACAATAGCCCTTAACATACTTGACCTTATCATAGATCAGTTTCTTACCGTTGTTCATCACCGCCATTACCTCAGATCCTCCAGGAGTAAGGCTAAGATCGTGTAATCGGTGTTCATCTTTTACTCTAATTGACATAATTCTAATATTTTTTTAAAACCATTCATCTAAACTGGGGAACAGCTTAAGATAAATAACTAAAATAATTATACACAATGCCAGGTAGAGTTTTAAATTTTTTAGAATTTTCTGATAAATATTCTAACGCAAGCAGCGAACCGACTAGCATAGACGACTTAACAGGAGCAGCCGCAAATTTCGAAGAAGGCTTCGATGACGAAACATATGACCAACCACAAATAGGACCGAACAGACCTGTTTCTGGAAGCTATGAAGCAACTCCGTCTAAACCTGGAGAAGAAGGATCTCCTGCATTCTCAGCAAGCAACACTGAAGAGATGAATGCTCCAAAAGAGGAGGAAGAAGATGAGACTGAGGAATCAGAAGAATCTGAAGAAGAAGAATCTGAAGAATCTGAAGAAGTAGAGGAAGGAAATCCTGAAGCTGGTGCAAATCCTAAAAAGAAAGTTGAAGAAGGATTTTCTTTATTAAAAGGATTTTCAAAGTTTATAAATGAAGAATATGAAGATCATGGTGACTATCCAAGTCTTTTTGATGAATATGCTGAGGAAGAAGAAGAAGAAGAGGAATACTACGATGAAGAAGAAGATGATGATGCTTGTCCGACATGTGGAGAAGCTCCAATCTCAAACGAGTACGGATACTCTTGTGGATGCAACATGTAAAAAATCTTTAAGTTTTAGAAATGGAACAGTTTACCCCAATCGTCATTGCTTTCATAACTGGAGTATTAGGCCCGGTCTTGATTATACTAATTAAAAATCGACTAGATAAAATAGCTAAACCGGACATGTTAACTGATGCTCTTAAGACTGGTGAACTAGTTACTGCACGTATTGATCACATAAGAGAAGATTTTAAAGCTGATCGAGTATGGATCTCTCAGTTCCATAACGGAGGGCACTTTTATCCAACTGGCAAGTCAATCGCTAAATTTAGCGTGATTTATGAAACTGTTTCTGCAAATACACAATCAATTCAAAGCAATTTTCAAAACATTCCAGTAAATCTATTTACTAAATCAATGAATAGGTTATTAGAGGAAGATACGATTGAGATACCTGACTATAAAGATGAGACTATTCCTACATATGGCCTTAAGTATATTGCAGAAGAGTCTAATTGTAAATCTAGTTATCTTTTTTCGATAAAAACAATAGATGATAAATTTATAGGAGTCTTAGGCGTAGACTTTACTAAAAGAAAGACTAGACTTGATCAAGAAGATATTAATCACCTAATCGTTCACTCTTCCTCTTTGGGCGGAGCCTTAATGAGCACACACTAAGATATGAAGAGACTCGTAGAAAACTTTAGAGAGTTTCTAGATCTAGCTAAGATCAATCAAGGACCGGATGGATGGACAATCTATGGAGCCAATCCCAAAAAGAAAAAGCGAAAGCTTAAAACTCGTCGTCCTCATCGTCTAGGTCGAATTGATCTTGAAAAGAGAGACGAGGATTTATCGGAGAATACTCCCAATTAAGTAGAACATCATCTAGTTCTTCATCGATAGAGATTAGAGTTTGAAAATAGGAAGAATCATCTGACCCTTTTCCAATAATAATATTTTCTCTAATCATATCTATTTTCTTAATAATAGAATCAGTTAGTTCCTTTTTTAGAGCAGCCGATGCTGCCATAACATCTTTTTCTTTCATGGTTTATTATATCTCAAAACGGTAGATAAGTTTTAGAATAAATAACATTATAAAATAAACCTTTGAAATATGCGAATTAAGAGACTTTATGAGGCTGATGATATTCAACAGATGCCTATGAACGGACAAGCACCAGCTGCAATGCCTCAAGCTGCACCACAAATGCCAGACATGGCTCCACCAACTCCAGTACAATCACCGGCGGAGATGATGCCAGATTTTAGCTTTGAGGAAGAGCCACATGGAAAAAAAGAAGACCCGCAAGAGGCTTTACCTCAGCCTGATGTGATGAACTTGACTATTCAAGAACTAATGGATCGTTGCCAAAGCATCAATCCTTTGGTATGCATGGGATTGGAGCAATTTATCAACTCAAATAAGGATGCAATCATGAGCCAAACTACAGGAGATTCTCCTGAAGAGGATGTATTAGATACTGAGACTGATCTTAACTTTTCAAAACAAATGGAACCACAAGCTCCTGAATTTTCACTAGATCAGCCGGCTGCAGAGTTAGACTTTCCACAAGAATAATCAGTGAAGATAGAATCGATTAAGATAATCGATGGTAAGAATCGATGGAGTGAGTCTAGGAAAAAGTTAGTTCATATAGTATTGGATTTAGGCAAATATGAAGAATTGCCTTCAAATAAAATACCTGGATTCTATGAAAGACTTAAGAAATACATTCCGACTCTACAGAAACATCGATGCTCAGTAGGAAGAGCTGGAGGATTCTTTAAAAGGGTAAAAGAGGGTACATGGATGGGTCATATTATTGAACACATAGCCCTAGAACTTCAGACTCTTGCTGAAATGGAAACTGGATGGGGTAGAACAAGAGGAGTAAAAGGAAAGATTGGGATATACAATGTTGTTTTTGAATATGTGGATGCAGACTGCGGAAAGACTGCGGCAAATGAAGCGATTCGGGTGGTTAAGGAAATAATCGCTGATCGTGATCCAAAGATAGATGGAATAGTCTCAAAATTAAAAAAGATGAAGAAAAAAAGATTAGACGAAGGTTTTGGTGCTATTTCAATGGAACCAGATACGGCAAAACGAATACTTGAACCTGATACCTCACGTGCAAGCGCTATGATGTTTTATTCGGGATCATCTGGGACCGTTCCAACTCACTGGAATAATTCTCCGTTCCTTGCGGGAAGAAGTGGGGGCAGCGCATTCGGATCTAATCCTAGAGCAGACAAAAAGACTAGAGTAATGTCATACCAAGAATTTGTGGAGGCTCATAAGAAGTTTACGAATAAATAATAAAAAAGAGAGAATTAAATGGCTTACGTAAAGAGTTTTAAGAGCTTTCAAAATGCTGAAGAAAAGGCATCCAAAGAGGTCGAAGCTGGTGCAAATCCTCAAATGATTAAGGAGGAGGACGTAATGCTGACCGACCCTACATTAAAGGACTTAAGCGCAAAGATATTACAATACAAGACTCAAATAAACCTTTGGGAAAAAGCAATCGAGGAACGTAAAAAAGTATTGGGCGATACTCTTGCCAAAAACGCAGCAGCCGCTCAAAACGCAGCTGCAAACCAGCCACAGGCACCAACTCCAACACCAGCACCCACTGCATAATGGAAAGAAAGATAAAAACATATCATCAATACATAAATGAATCGACTAAAGAAGTTGTATACCCAACTAATTTTAAAGGCATGGTACAGGGCGCACTTGGTGGACTATATACTTCGATTATGGCTATAGCTAGGGAGCTAGCAAATGAGAAGGCTGCCCGAAATCCAAGCAGATATGATGGTAATGTTCAGGAAGTTGACATCACCAGAGCAATGAACATGATCTTTCATAGTGATTGGAAAAAGAAGATGAAATCACAAGCGTTGGATCAAGTAATGAAGAGTTCAATGGAAAGAGCCGGCAAGCAGGACACAGTAATAGCGAAAAAGAACCAACGAGCTATGGGTAGAATGATGGGGGACAAAGAATTTAACTTGAATGTTGATAAATCGAGCGTTAGATTTAGTGACGAAAAAGGAAATGGTACTGGTAAAAATCAATAATATAAGATGACGGAACTACAGTTAATCACCGATATAAATGATGAGATCACCTTCTCGGGTGCTTTACCTTACGGTCTTCCAGAAAAGGAAATCAAACGTATCATTGAAAACGATTCAAGATACTTTTGGGATAACTGGAGACATGCTGTTGAGAGCAGATATCTGCTTCTACCTTTAGAGCTATTTCAAAATGCTACGTTTAAGAAGTTTAGACAAATCCAATTACCTGACTGTGTACAGTTCGTTGTCGATTTTAAGGAGGCAAAGGGAGGATCCATCTTTGGGACAATTGATAGAGACTTTGCCGAACAGAAATTTATAGGTTCGGAGCTATTTTTAACTCCCTTCATTGGGGAGAGCATCATGTATAGGACAGTAATGTTCTCGTTTCTAGACATAACTAAAGCAATGGTTCTAGATACGATTGCGTATGATTATAATAAGAACAGTAAACTTTTAGGTGTGGTAGGTAGAACTCCTAAAACAAATGCAGTAATTAAAGTATTTAAAAAACTGGACCAGGACAAGTTATTTGAAGACGAGATGTTTCAACGATATGTTCGTGCTCATGCAAAGGTAAGACTTGCACATATGCTCCAGTCATTTGACTACACTTTACCTGGAGGAGTCAAGGTAAATTATCAAAATATCGTTACCGTTGCTGAAAAAGAAATGGAAGACGTTAAGGCGATGATGAAGGGCGAAAATACGCCCGATTGGTTTTATCTTACTAGACAATAATTATTTAATATGGCAAGCCTTAGAGACTTTTATACCCGAACTGATGAGGATCCTAAATACTTAGGCGATCGTTTAGAGATTAGTGATGAATTAGAGTCTGCGATACAGCAAGTAAAGATGACTCTATTTACCCGAAAGGGAGAGGTTCTAGGAGAACCCGACTTTGGAATAGAATTAGATAATTATCTTTTTGAATATTCGATCGATCCTAGTCGATTGGGTAAAGATGCAACTGGTCAAATCAATAAGTATGTAGCAGAAGCACGAAAAAGAAAGATAACTGTTTCTCCTTCACTATATCCGGATGACAAGGCCAATCGTGACATTTTCGTACTTCTTATCGACATACCTGAGACAAAGAACTCCTTTGCTCTATTCTACGACTAATCTTCCAATAAATTAATCACAGATAGGATAGATCTTATATTTCTCTGTTCGTTTGAGTGGCTCTCAATTGAGATTCTGATAAGATCTAACTTGTGAGAATGTTCAGACTTCTCACTATATAAAGCAGATAGTGTTAAGTCATCCTTAGAATCAGTCAAGAAAGCAATTTTCCTAGCTTCATCATTAGAATAGATCTTTTTACCATTTTCATCCAATGCTGAATTGATCTCAGATTTAATTTCAGATTCTCTCTGAACGATCTTTTCTGAGATGAGTTGGATTCCATCATTAGTAACCAAAGCCTTAAGCTGTAGGTCTGAGATTTCAACAGGAAGGACAGTTAGCCTGTTGATTAAGTCATTTAATTTTTCTTTCATAAGTATAATTTTTAACTATTATACTTAATTAAATGGTTAGATTAAAGTTGACCTTCGCCAGAAGTCTCGCCTCCGTCTTTTACCTCACTACCTCCGCCTTCAGCGGCAGCTGCAGCTGGAGCAGCGGCTGCACCTCCTCCACCTGGAGCAGCACCACCTGGAGCAGCACCACCTGGAGGTGGCGGCATCTCTTCAGACTCTTCCGCATCCGGTTTCTGATCGAACCATGCAAGGTTTGACTTGATTTCGGAATCTGTCATTTTTAATTCTTCTCTGATCAAGTATTCGGTAGAGAAATATGGAGTACCGTCGTCTTTCATGACTCCTTTTTTGGCTTGGAACGAAGCTATTCGTTTGGCTTCTATCTCGTTCTTCTTCATTTCCTCAAACACGTTATCGTTGTAATACTTGATCCCAATAGCGTTATTAAACTTATAGTCTTCTGCAAGTTCTGGAAAGTCTAGACACATTTGCAAATACCAAGGTTTTACCATCATCTCTGAAAAAGCAGTTCGTAACCTATTAATAAATTTTTGATAACGAACTTCCTCCCTAGTGATACCCTCAGCGTTTAGAGTAAATGCACCCATTCCAGATTGGCCTTCCCATCTTGAATAAGGAATCTTGGAGTCCATCTTTAATTTTTTATAGAAATAGTTTAGGAGCTCTGATCCTGAAAGGTTTGGACCTGGCGTCTGTAGGGCTTCTATTTTTACCTGCTGATTCTGATCGTTTACTGGCAGGATGTAGTTTTTATAGAATAAGATATTTGGTTTACCATCAACATTAAGCTCTCCGGAATCTCCGTTAAAGTAGATGTCTTCCTTAAACATGTTTAGGAATTCACGAACATCTTCTTGACCCTTTTGAAAACTTTTACTTCCAATCGGTACAGTTGTTGTTAATCGAATTGGAGCATTCATAACATGCCAAATAACTTTACTATGTTCGATTATTCGAAGTAGGTTAAAGGATCTGATTAGACGCTCAACAAAACTTACTCGTTTTGTTCTAAAATGATTGGCATATGAAATATAGATTACTTGAGAGTCATTAAGAACCCTGGTTGAACCAGTCTGCTGGTCGTATTGTAACCATTGTAAAAATATCTTGCCCTTAGCATCTTTCTGTAACTGAGGAGCTATGCTGGCGGGATCCAATTCCTTAAATCCTATTATCTCTTTAGGTTTATCTAAGTTATCATAGATGATCTCAAAAGAAAGGTGGCCTTCGACTAAGAATTGGAAAGCATACTGCCAGGCTGATATTCCTTCTCCAAAGCTCCATGCATTATAGATACGTTCAAAGTTATCATGATACTTTTTAAGTACCTTTTCCTGAAAGTTTAGACGTTCCTCTTTGGTGTCTCCTCGATAGAGAATCTTTCCAGTAAGGTCCTTTGCATACACAAACCTTTGCTCTTCATCATATACGATCATGTCATCAACAATGGTCTCAAGAATAAACTCAATCTCACCATTTGCCGCAACGTCTCTTAGTCTCTCTCTTTTTACCACATAGTCTAACTGAAAAAATGCAATGGCTTTAGTTCTTAATTGTGATGTAGTATCTGAGATTGCCATCGAAAACTTAAGTAGCTCATCGTTTGCATTGAGTCTAGAAGTCCTAGACTGTAGCTGACCCTCAATAAAACCAATTGCCTGTGAGTTTCTAAGCAAAAGGTCCTCGTGTCGAGTACCAAACTTACTGAGGCTCGATAAGGTACCGTTTGTTTTTCTTCCTGATGTGTCTAAGAATCCACTCATATTATGTTAAAGTATTTGTTAAAAAGTCTTCGTAGACCTTTGTCAGATCAATTGGATCTGGATAGAGACCGTCCACTGTAAGCGTAGGGTTGACTAGCATACCAAATCGGTCCCAGTCAATCAGCTTTGCCTCTAGCACCTGATCCATATCATATTTATTTATTGCGTAATTTAGGTTGTTTACTCCAAGTATGGTGCTTAATGCAGTTGGAGTGATTAGGTAGAATCGTTGATCAATCAATCGACGCTCCTCAATAGGTCGTAAGTTTCCGTCCTTGTCAAAAAGGTTGTTTAGCCCATTGAGCTGTGAAAACTTCCAATATGCCTCAAGGATCTTTGCGCTGGCTCGAGGAGGCATGACTTTTAGATTTAAGATAAGAGCAGTCTCCTTCCAGTTATCATGAAAAAGAAGCAAACCGACTGGATTTAGATCTAGGTAGTTCTTACCTGTTAGTGCATGGACATATTCCTCATTTAATGAGGGAACCATTACCTGTGTCTTAAAGTAATAAAACCTACCTGGAATAACTTCGCCTCTTTTTTGAGGGATGCCGAAATCTTTAGCTACAACATTAAGAGGTAGTGTTCCGTTATTCTTAGGTATGTTATTAAAATCCTTCACCTAATATTTTACACCTTATTAAAGAGAAAGTTTTCTGTAATTATACCGAATCGCATATTATTCTGTTTAGCATAGACCCTAGCTGCTCTAAACTTTGCATCATTGATGATATATGCTTTAGCATGGCGAGCATAATTAAGAGTCGCTTTTTCAGTAAGTCTAGTTGGAGCCTCAGGTGGAGACAAGTATTTTTGAGGTTTGACTTCAATCAACCACTTAGTGATTTCACCTTCAGGTGATTTAGTGGCCATGTAACAGTCGACCCAATAAGTAGACTCCTGCTTTAGGATTGGATTCCAATATTTTATGGGCATGGGTTCTGACGCATACTCAACAACGGCTTCGGTGTTATCACAGTAACTTAAGAACTTAAGTTCCCAGCTCGAACGATAGATTATCTTAGTAATATCTCCACTGTATTTTTCAGGATTCATTGGAGTAAAATATCCCTGTTTGACCCTGCCTCGTTGAGGTTTAAGAAAATCATGTATATCCCGTTCTTTTGCCATATTGATTATTTATTCCAAAAAAAGACCTCACCCTTGAGTAAAAGGTGAGGTCACTAAATCCAATGGGTTAAGATTAAATTACCCTAAGTATTTTTCAATAAGTCCATCTGCATCATCTGGGCCAAGTTTTCCCTTTTCAACAAGCTTAACTAGCAGTGCAGCAATTACAAGTTTTTCAGGCATGTCATCATCCATTACCTCAATTTCTCCATTTTCAGCAGCTTCTGCAAGATCCCCATAAGCATCCTCAGCAGCCTCTTCAACGTCTTCCTCAGACCCTACTAATTCTATTAGTTCATCAAGTAAGGATTCGTCAATTTCAAATGGCATTTCTGGCTCCTCCATCTCGTTTACTCGATACTCTCTTAAATTCATGATTCTTCTCATGATTATTAATTTTTTTATTATTTATTTAGACGTAGAGCAAATCTAGCGGAGATTCTGAAAAGTATTGCAGAACAAACTCATTAAAGGAATCAAAGGTAAGGGATGAATCGTGTTTTGACATAAACGAATAAAGGTCATTGACGTCTTTGATTAATCGAACATTTCGATAGTCCACATTGTATTTTTTACGAAGATCAGCCATTACCTTATTCCATAGGAACACTCGATAGCCTTTCTTAATTAGATCAATTGACTGGTTCTTACCTGCCATATCACTATCGAATAGGATTAAGGTATTTGATTTGCTTAATAGGTTTTCTAACAAGAGTTTGCTTTTAGAAATACCAGTAGTTGCAATAGAATTATTTAGGAACATTGAATCTATTTGACCTTCAGTCACTAGAATAGGTTTTGAAAAGTCAACATTCAATACATTAAAATAATTATTGATCGAGTCAATATCAGCAATAATGTCATCTTCGACATTTCGAACAAGTCCGTTCTTTTTTAACTCAGAATAGTTTTTAATTAGATATTTTGGTCCACTGATTCCTTCTCCAATTCGACGTATTGCAAAGCCTAGGATCTTACCAGTTCGTTGGTCTAGATTAAAAAGATAGATTTTATCCTCTCTTGAATCAAAATAACTGCACCTTTGAAATGCAGGAAGAGTGTCAAGGGCTCGATTCTTTATGAATAGTCCAAGTTCAGTGTCTGGATCAATCTCACTACATGGAGTCAATGAAAATCGAAGAGCTACCTCTTCTATTTTTAAGAGATGATCGCTTGCGCTTTTATTGATTAGAAGTTCAATTAACGATCCTCTCTTCTTTTTAGAAGTTTGGGGTGTCCACTTGACTTGGGCCTTGACATCAGGTAAACCTAATGAATATTTGAGCGCAAACTTAGAGATAAACTTAGGAATATCTGATTTTACTCCACATCCATCATTATAACATTTATAGAAACCTCGATCTGGATATATGTTACCTCTCTTTTTTCTGGAATCTGTTTTAGAATCACCACAATATGGGCAGGCAAAATTGATCTTATCGCCAGATTCATATACCTCCTGTTTAAATCGATCTTCTGGAAATCTTTTCTTTAGGACATCCTTTATAAAGCTATATATGTTATAACCCGTCAATAGATCAAGCATTTTCCTCCTCTTCTAATTCAAGAACAGGGTTTGCTTTTTCCTTCTTCTTCGTCATTCTTTTCAAATACTTATCGAGTTCAGGTTTTGGAACTATTGTAGTATTTAGGCCATATCGAGTAATGACTCCCAAGTATTCCTGAAAATCTTCCTCAGCTACATCAACATCAGCATTGCCGATTACCTTCCAGAATTTTTCTGGAACTTCAATGTATTCTAGTGTTTCTTGATCCACTATGTATAGAGGGTAGATATCAGCATCAGTCAATACTTTTTTACTCTTGACGGTTACTACTTCAACTGCACGTTTTAAATTAGTATCAAGCGAGCTCATCTTCATTGCAGTAAGTAATCGATTTATTGGTTCAATTATTAGGGAAAAGAACTGTGAATCGATATCCATTAATAGAGCGATCTCGTCAGGATAGGTTCCAGGTGAGTATGCAAATACATCATGTCCGCCTTCATTTGTTTCAGGATTACAGTAGTAAAACTTGATCTTGTCCTTTTCTCTAATCTTAGGATATTTCTCAATAAGTCCAGTCTTAATTAGGATATGATTATAGATGGCGGCAGCTCGAGGAAAGATCGAGATTCCTTTCTTAAGTTCAAGTCTCTCTTCACTCGTGATATACTTATTATAGACTCGAATATTGAAATTAAATGCTAATTCATCTGGATGAAGAGAACGGGCTTCATTTTTAAGAACAGTTAGTCGAGGAATAATATCTTTTTCAATATCGAGTCGCTTACCTCGATCCATAATAAAGGAGGTAAGTTCAGTTAGTTTGTCTCGAGCCCAAATCGGATAAGAACCCTTAACTGGTTCAAGACCTTTGATTATCAAGTATCTCTTTTCTTGTGGTTCTAATTCATAATTTGGATTAGGTTCGTATGCCACTCGAATAGCATAGTTTTTCTTTTTAAGCCAAATGCCAGTCTCTGACAAGTTTTCTAATTTAAACTTAAGTCGGTTTTTAGTATTAAATACTTTTCCATATTTCTCAAAGCACATATCAAAATAATTGGAAAGTCGATGTCGGTCAATATTGATACAGATATTTAGTGCTTCATCTTTTGAAAAATCTGCACCAATGATTGAATCTAGGGCAGAGTCAAACTGTACATAGATTGAATCAGTATCGGTGTAAATAGCAGCTTCATCCTCAATCTTATTAATAGTATACCCATCGATTCCTAATAATTTATGGAGTTCAGTGTCAAGATGCCACTTTTCTAGAAAATAGTGATTTACTGCCTTAATTGAAAACTTGATTAGATCTTGGCCCTGTAGAGTGATTGACTGTGCGATATCTGGATTGTAGAAATAGAACCACTTATTCCCAAATGCTCCATAAATAGAGTTAATTAAGATCTTTATCGCGTTTTGCTTTAGATCAAGTTTTTTAATATGTTTTTCTTTATCTTCCATGTAATGTTATACTTATTAGACTCGATACAGTTTCGGAAACTAAAATACTAAACGTTTCATAAACATTAAATCTTCGAAGGGTTTCTTGGAAATAAATAACAAAAAGAAGTTTAGGTATGGATGACCGTGGCCAAGATGGGACAGTTGATAAGACTTCAGAATTAAAGACGGTTCTTCCATTCATGACAGAGTTTCCTTTTGGAGATTACGACATATCAATGGTTGAGCGAGGAGACGACCTTATAAAGCTGGGAGTCTCGCCAATTTTAGTGAAGGAGTTTGGAGATAATGGAACAATACGAAGCCTTAACTTCTACTATATTGAAGATGGATCAGACATTTCAATTTCTCTCTATGCGGGCGACGTTGAATGGATCGCAGAAGAGGCGATTCATATCAAAAAGATGGATGATTTACGTAAGACACTAGACGATTCACTAGAGAGCGATGACCTTCTATTAAAGACAAAGACGATCAAGAAGGGCAGAAAGTTCCTAAAGTTGCTAAACTGTGATAACGTTACTGGAATAGACTTCAACGAACTAATCATAGACTTTACTAATATTTATGAGACCGCCCTAAATTCAAAGATTAGATTGGGTTTACAAAAATTGAGCGAGGCGACACTAAGATCCACTGAGTTTTCAGAAAAACAATTTAAAGCGGTGCGAGCCTTCCTTAATTTTCAAATCCATTACATAAAGATCCTACTTGGGATCGTGATTGCAGCTAAAATATACTAACTTATGGCAAAACGAAGATTAAGCAAAGACGAATTAGAGGATATTGAAACTTGGCAACGGGAACGTGAAGCACTGACTGCCGCCAAGATGTTCACCAATAAAATAGAGATAAAGTGCAAGTCAAAGGCTCAAAAGGATGCCCTGACCGCTATTGAGGAGCATGATATCTCAATTATAACTGGACCTCCAGGAACAGGCAAGACTTACTTATCCTGTGCAAGAGCATTAAAGTATCTAAAAGAGGATCCTGGTACGTATAAAAAGATTATCTTAATAAAATCAGTTAACGTACCTAAGGATGAGGAGATAGGTTACTTAAAGGGCACATTAGAGGAGAAGATGGAGATGTACATGTATCCATTCATCTCTAACTTCCATAAAGTGATTGGTAAACAGGCGACTGAAGCACTAAAAGCATATGGAAACATTGAGATACTACCTATCAAGTTTGCATTGGGTGTGACTCTAGATAACGCAGTCATCTTAATTGATGAAGCTCAACAGATAGCTAAGGATCACCTACATACACTATTGACCAGGATCGGTAGTAATTCCAAGATGGTATTCTTGGGAGATATTAAACAAAAATCGGTAAATAAGGGACAAAAGAGTGCTCTTGAGATCTTGATTGAACATTTTGTAGAGATTGAGGAGATAGGGATTGCTCAGCTTTCCAAAGAGGATATTGTACGTCACCCAATTATTATGAAACTAGAAGAGGTGTTTGAAAAGATAGAAAATTCTGAAAAACTAAATAAATAAAAATAAAAGATTAAAATGAAAAATCATGTAAAGAAATTTGGTTCATTTGTCAATGAACATTTTCACTATCCGAGCACAAAAAAACTTAGGTCTCAATTAGTAGGAGGAAAAGGGCAAAAGGCTCAATATGATGAACTTGGAGGAGGAGATCAAGTTGAGTTGGAAAGTCAGTTTGCAGAATTAAGCGGCGACCCTGAACTAGCCAAAGCATTTGTTAGAAAGCTATCTAAATATAACTCGATTGAGGATATAAAGGCAGGCTTAGAACAAATGTTGGATGTTTTAAGAAATCCTAGGACTGAAGATAATGAACCTGATTGGGACATGCGTAACTATTAATCTTTAACTTTTAAATGATTTGAAAACTCTGAAAAAATAAATAAAAATAAACTAGTATTATGAATACAAATCATATAAAAACGTTTGGTCAATTTGTGAATGAATCTACTGAAGCGGGTTGGGATCCAACTACTATTTCTTCTGTACAGGGAAAACTGGCGGTTACTAAAACTGGTAAACTGGACACAGCTACAATTCAAGCCCTTAAGGGTTATCAAGAAGGACACTCAATATCAGTAACTGGGAAGATAGATAAAGCAACTCTAGCAAGTATGGGAATAAAAGGAAAATGGGTAGATGCAGGACATACATCGGCTGAACGAAAAGCAGGAATGAATTCAGCGATTCGATAAAAATAAAATTTCCTAGATATCAAAAAAGCGACTTACTCAGGTCGCTTTTTTGATAAATCTACTATCTTATCTGATGTCTCAAATTTTTGTTCTCGATAGATCTCCTTTCTTACTTTTGCATGTCGAATCGAATAGCCATCGAGCTGATCGACTAGGTCCCAAACAAGGACTTTTGTCTTTTCGGCTAATTTTCTCATCCCTCGACCTATCGCTTGACGTAGGGTGACTTCAGCTTTTATTGATTCTGCTAAGATAATGTGGTGCAGATTCTTAGAGTCGATTCCAGTAGCAAAAGTACCGAAAGATGCGACCAAGATCACATCATCTTGTGATTCCAATATATCTTTAAATCGATCACGCTCTTTAGAGTCGACTTCGCCATCTATATAGAAGGTATTAGGGTTCCATTCCAATAATTTAGACTGGATTGCCTTTCCATAACCATTTTTGACGTCTGAAAAGAGGATCAGTGAGTTTTTTCCAAATTTTCGAGCAAGATCGCTAATAAAATCAAGTCTCTCCTTACTATCAAAGATAATTCCCTTTTCAATGGCTAACATGTCCCTCCCAAAGTCCTTGGGGTTGTTATACATCTCTTTTCCAGTCTCCTTGAGGTGCCAGTATTTTTGAATCATTGGATCCGATTCGTCATACTTTAGTTTGACAATCTTAATCTTAATATTTGGTGAATATCCATTATCAATTAGGTGTTTTGCTGAAAGAACCATCACCAATGGGCCAACATTTTCCTGCACTTTAAAGAAATCTGAAAACTGTTCATCTAGTTTAACGGTACCCGATAAACCAAGACGATATTCCCAATTGACGCAACATAGAAGGATCTCTCGAATGGAATTACCCTTAGACTTGTGTACCTCATCCACTTGAACTATTGAAAACTGTCGAAAGATTTCAACTGGGAGGTTTATTAGGCTCTGATAGGTTGAGATTACTATTTCAGCCGCATTGAACCTCTCTTGAGTGAATTTGTCTTTACCTCCAATCGTACATACGTTCCATTCTTTACCAGGTCGAGCATACATTTCAAACTTTTCAGCGGTCTGGCCTACTAGTGAAATATTCGGGACTATAATTAGGGACTTCTTTTCTTTAGTAATCTTTCCTCCGTCTCTTAAGAATGAATTATAGATGAAAAAGATAAGGGTCTTACCGGCAGAAGTCGCTAATTCTTGAGTACAAAACTTGTATTTAATTGCTCTAAATGCACCTTCTACTTGATAGTCCCTTGGCACGATTGGAAGGCCTCTCTCATCAATAATTCCGTCCAGTAATTTCTCTACGTATTTTAGATACTGATCGCGACTTATTTTATTATTAACGAAAGTTTCTGCACCTTCAATCTCACAATCATATCCAGACTTATCGGCAAAATTATAGATTTCCTTCCATAATCCAATGGCAATATTACCGTCCTTTGTAATAAATGAATCTAATCCGTCCCATACTCCACGATCGACTAGGACATTAAACGCTGCTTTTTTAGATTTGCGCTTAAAAAACCTGAATAGACTAGTCTTTTCACTGTTTAAGGTGGAGTCAACTAGTTTGATAAATTTCTTGTCTTGTGATACTTTGAATTTTAGCACGAGAGTGCATTATTTTTATAGACCCAGTGTCTTTTCTATATCGAGTCGAGTTTTGATACCAAAGATGATATTATCGATGGTCTTGATGGATTCATTGAAAAAGGTGATCTGGTTCTCGAATATCTCTAGAGATTCTTTAGTTGCTGATGTCCTACCCTCGATTACCATGTTTTTTTCGTTGGCTTGATATCGGATCTGAAGATTCCTTGAGATATTTTCCATCTCCAAAGAACGCTCATCCCTGTATTTTTTTCTAAGTAGAGTCACGTGTTCCAATAGAGTATGATTGTCTTCTAACAATCTTTGACGAAGGGAGAGCATGTTTACTTGTGCCTCCTTAAGAGTTTTAAGGTTGGAAAGCTTTTCAATATTTTCATAGATCTCTTTAGAGACTTCAGCACGTCTGTCCTGAAATTTTTTAGAAATCTTGGATTTTGTCTCCTCGTTCATGCTAGAATAGTTTTACTCTTTATACTCAAAAAAGAGGAAGGGTTTAACTCACAAAATCGATAAACTTATAATAGGTCGAGCCTATCTTAAAGTGTTCGTCGTTTACCATTTCGTCCTTACTTATCGATGAGACTACCTCGTTTCCTGCAGGAGAAGTCGAGCCGTCCTCAAAATAGTAATCAACAAATTCTTCACCTTTTTTACCAAGAATTAGGTTCTTGATCTTATATTTTTCAAAAATTTGTGGTATCTTATCTTTAAATGATACATCATCGTCAAGAACCATAAAGATGGATGGATAATCTATTAACTTACCATCTTGACTAATAGCAGCAGACTGTTTTACATAATCGTCCTCAAGAAGATCAGAATCAAGAGCAGAGGTATAGGTCTCTTTGTCCTTGAATGTGATTATCACAAAGGGAATCTTTGTTTGGATCGCATCCCTAACTTGGGTCCAAGTATGACTAGTCTCTTCAGTAGTAGACTTTATGTCCTGCTGATAGTCTTCGTATAGTTTGATATATTTAGTCATCCTTTAAGATAAAACTTTTTATTATTTATCAATAAAATATAATATGAATGAAATAACTAGAATTTTAGTCTTTGACTTTGACGAGACACTATTTAGAATGCCCGGATATACTGATAGATTTTCAGTAGAGAGAATCCGACCGGAACTTAACTTTCCAGACCCTTACTCTTTTTACGATCACCCAAGCTCAATGGATCCTGAGATACACAATATCCAACTGATAGGCCCAGTGTATGAAGATTGGAAAGCTGCAAGCGAAGATCCTAATGCAAGAGTGATCTTAATAACTCATAGGACTGAGGAACTTCGACCTTGTGCCCAAAGACTATTGGACCAGCATAAAATTAAGTTTGACGAAACTTATTTCCTAGGTAGACTGAGTGAAAAGATCACGATTCTTGATGAGGAATTAAGCTATTTGCCCAATATCAAGGAGATCGCGATCTATGAGGATTCGCTAGAACAGTTAAGAAAGTATCAGGATTTCTTCTATGAAAAAGTAACTCGACTAAAAACCGTAAAGAGCCTAGATGATATGATAATATTAAACATGCAGTTTGTAGATAAGTCTAAAGTAATCTCACTATACGACTTTAGTTCAGGCGAATCAAGAAGAATTGAATTGATATGATAATAATGATAGAAGGTGCTCGGCACTCCGGTAAAACTTTTTTAATTGATAAGTTTTTTGAACAAAATACAAATCCTGATGTTCACTACTACAAGTTTCAATTTGCAAAATACATTGATGATCTTGAGATGAGGGACCAAGAAACCGGTCCAGGTGTACACTATTTTAGTATCGCGAATGTCCTAACTATTCTTGAACTCAATAAGACTCTACTAAAGGATAAGATTCTAGTCTTTGATCGATGTATTTTTTCAGCATATGTGTGGTCGATCTATCGAGAAAGAATGGGACCATTTAGATTATTAGAAGAGTTTAGAAGAATACTAGTTAGTGATCTCTATCAAGACGTTAAACTATTGTATGTTGAACGTGATGAAAGCATTGAAATTATAAAGAGGGAAAAGGATTACTTTGGTAATTTTGAAAATTCAAATCGTGAAAGGGAACTCTTTGAGAGGATCTTCTCTGAATTCAATCCTCGAATAACAAATTCAGCTAGAAATAACGAATTTAGTCGCACAACCAATCATTTTGATGAGGCGAGTTCTATTCAATTTAATCGAATGCTAAATGATCTAATAAATAGAGGTTGATAGCCATAATAAATAATAAAAAATATTTTAGGATGGCTAGCAAATACATACCAAGCTATTTACAATACATTAAGGAAGCAGAAGAAGCGGCTTCTCCTCTAAAAGGTTACCCAGCAGATCAGCTGATTACCCGAATCGGTGAACTAATGGAGGTGTTATCAGATCAAGTAAGATTTGGAGTACCTTCAGATAACTTAGGTAGAGCAACTACTTATCGGGATGCAAATGGTGCTATTCAAAGAATCAAGGATATTGTACACTATTATACTAGCAAAAATGAGCAGGTCAGATTCTACTGCTGGTCGTTAAGCTATGGTGGAACCTGGAAAGCAGCTAAAAATCTTAGAAAAAAGATAGAGGACGCTGGTGGATTTGGTGAAGAAATGAATAATGTCAACTTAAAAAAAGTAGTTGAGTATTTTGAGAACAACCCAGAGGATTCAGATAACCTTCGTAGTATCTCAATAAGTATTGACTCAGACAGTATCAGAAAAGCGATGGCTACACCAAAACCGGAAGAGAAACCGGAGGCGTCACCTGCCTCGACTGAAAAACAGGCAGAGCAAAAACCAGCTGAACCAGAAATCTAAAAGATAAATCCATGGCAGGAATAAACAATTTAAAGGAAGTCTATGAAAAGAAGGGCGAGTCCTTCTTAAATGGACTACTTAACCAATACGTCATCATTAATGAAAAAGTAGACGGTGCGTTCTTTGGAGTAAAAAAGACCCAGGACGACACGTTCAAGTATTTCAAAAAATCGGGTGAGATCACATATGTTGACCAGGTACTAATGAAGTACTACAATCCTGCAATAAAACACTTTCATGATCTCCCTATTGAAAAGAGACAGCGAATTCCAGCAAATTTCTTTTTTGGGTTTGAATACTTTACTAAGAGTGACAGTAGATCGAGCAAGAGAAAAGAAATGCCTAAAAATAACCTGGTTCTTTCGTATATCCATCGATTGGATGAGACTGGTAAGATCGCCGAGACCCTACAGTCTAAGGAGCAGCTTACACGATGGGCTAATTACTTGGAAGTAGAGGCACCACCAATAGTATTTGAAGGTAAACTAGACGATGAACAAAAGAGCAAGATACTAGAGTTCGTATATACTGAACAACGAGGTCTTGAAGAAAAGTTTAAGACTACTTCATTTACTAAATACATCGTTTCAGTACTTTGTCCAGATGAAAAGTCAGAGTTTTCGGACAGGGACCTAGAGACTCTTGTATTTAGGTTCTATGGAGAGGATTCCGAAAACGAGGCATTTTTAGCAAAACTAGTGGATCCTATTTTTCAACAAAGATCACAGGATGTCCAGCCCAAGCAGTCAAACTCACAGGATTATATTTGGTTAATTGTTATTGACCTAATGAATCACTTTGAGATGTATGATATCGACGATCTTCGTAAGATGGTAGCAGATACTGATCAGTATGAACAAAAATACATAGGTCTTATCAATTGCATATTTAAGGACTTTATACAGGACTATTCTCAAAAGTATGAAGGTCTTGAATTGGACGTGCCTGAATACTTAAAGAGACCTGAATTTGAACTTGATGTAAACTTGGTGGGTGATCCAGAAGTGGTGAATATTATTAACCTAAATGCTACTAATCTTGAGATCTATAAAGTTTTACTTAATTTTTTTAGAAAGGTAAGAAAACGTTCAAGCTCAGGATTCTTTACCCCAGAAATGGTCTCACAGCTTAACCTAATCGTGCAAAAGATCAAGAACATTATTATGGGAGACGCCGTGTATGAGGGACTCTTTCCAAGCTTTAGCGAGTTCATAGGATCACCTAGCGATTGGATGACGTTGAGCGAGATTGAGCACGCAAAAACAATAGGTGAGACACTAGAGCCACAAAAGATAAACATTTTAATCGGAGGATTTCAACCTGTAACACTGGGTCATATCAAGGCAGCAACTGCAATGAAGGAAAAGAACGGAAATAAGACAATATTTGTAGCAATAAAGGGCGAGACACCTACTAAAAAGTCTCCGTTTTCCCTTACTACTACCAAGCTTATGCTAAACAAGGTACAGCAAGAATATCCAGAAATGATAGCAGACGTCATGATCGTCCCTAGCGGGCAGATCACCGATATTATAAGAGAACTTAGACCTAAATACGAACCCATTCTATGGGGAACGACTGATCGCCGAGTAAAGGACTATGCTCTACAGTTTGACTATATCAAGAAGAGGGACATACCGTTAAGAATATCTAAGGATTTTAGACTTGTTGAGCTTCCTAGCTTTGTAAAGTCAGAAGAGATTATAGAGCTAATTAAGGACTCTAACTTTGAAGGCTTTAAAAAAGAGACACCTGCATCAGTATCGGCTGAGTTTTTTAACTTACAGAAAGAGATAGGACAAAGAATTAAAGTAAACGAGGCTAGCCAGGACTCACGATTTAGTGAGCCTGATCAAAAGGATGATGATTCTGAAGAAATAGTCTAAAACTTTAGTCTACTTTGCAAATATAATATACAAAACTTTTCTTAAAATGAAGTTTAATGAACTAGACGAATCTGATAAACTTTACATCTGTGAGACATACTACAATCGAGATCTTTCTTGGGACGAACGCATTGCTGGACTCTCTGAAAAATTTGAGTGCTCCACTAGAACGATCGCTAATTGGATCACAAAGCTTAACCTTAACGCAAAGACGGTTGAAGAATCCCCACAGTTAAAGCTGGCACAGTCCAGAGAATACAATAAAAAGACCAAGCGATTTATCATAACTTGGGCACAAAATAACACACCAGTACACACAGACTTTTTAAATAATATTAAGGCATATGCCGAATTTATTAATGCTGACCTACATGTGATCGCTGGTCGATACAAAAATCCAACTAGTATTTGGTCCACAAGTCAAGAATATGAGGAGGTTTGGGCTGAGGAGGTATTAGGCTATCTTGATGCAAATCGACACGATATCCACAAGTACTTATCTATTATGTCTGACGTAAAGATACAACCGACTGCTGTCAATCCAATGACTGGTATGGAAGGACTAAGCGGAATCAATTCTTGTGTGTTTGGTTCGCCGAAGGTACAGATGGAGATGATTCCAGTATTAGAAGGCAATGTTCCTAAGATGATGGTCACCACTGGAGCATGTACCACTAAAAACTATACTGATTCTAAATCGGGTAAAAAGGGAGAGTTTCACCACACTCTGGGTTTTGTGATCGTTGAGATCAAGAACGGAGAGATCTTTTTTATGAGACAGGTGACTGCCACTGACAAAGGAAGCTTTACGGATCTATTCTATAGAGTAGATAAGGAGGAGGTGACTAGAATCAATAAAGTCTCTGCAATAGTTTGGGGAGACCTGCACTATGGCAGCCATGATACTAGAGTGGTCAGTAAGACTCTTGACCTAATGGAAGAACTTAATCCTGACCATGTAATACTACATGATGTTTTTGATGGAAAGTCTATTAGTCACCATGAGGAAAAGGATCCTTTCCTACAGTATCAAAAGGAGATGGATGGTACAAATTCTCTAAAAAAGGAGATCGAGGATCTCTTGGAAGGACTTGCCGATTTTGAAGAATATAATACGGTAATCGTTAGGAGCAATCACGATGATTTTGTGGATAGGTGGTTAAAAAACACCGACTGGCGCAAGAGCGTCACTCCTAAAAACTCTTTAGAGTACATGCAATACTCATCTGCAATACTTAGCGGTGAGGCACCAAATGGTGTGATTCCATGGGTGATAAATGACAAGTATCCACACTTTATAACCCTAGGTAGAAGTGACAGCTATATAGTTAATGGATGGGAATTAGGTCAGCACGGAGACATAGGTTCAAATGGCAGTAGAGGTTCACTACAACAGTTTAGAAGACTTAATAATAAGATTGTAGTAGGCCATTACCACTCTCCAGGAAGAAAGGATGGAGCACTTGCAGTAGGAACATCAACCCAATTAAGAGTAGGTTACAACATAGGAGCTAGCGCATGGTTACAGTCTCATGTAATCATTCATGAAGATTCAAAAGCACAACACATTAACTTTATAAACGGAGAATATACTACTTTGAAATAAATAACTTAGAAATAGGTAATTTGCATGAAGTATATTTTAAACCACATTAAGTACATACTTGAAAAGGTAACTAATACTCGTATCATATGTGATAAGTGTGGATGGAATTGGGCAATTATAATAATGAGCAAGCCGACGCTTTAAAATAATCAATTAGCATGGCCAAGAAAAACGACAGTCAGCAAAATTTTGAAGATTACCGAAAAGGTAAAGCCAAATTACAAAATGCAGTTCTTCAGCACCCAGAAGAGAGTAAAGGAGGAAAATCAGTTTATGATTTTATGAAAGGCTCAGTCAAACGAAACATGTGGGTGATTCCATATGAGCAGTTTAAAAAGCGAGATAAATAACTAAAATCTTACAGGTAATATGAGTTTTGAAGCATACCTAAGAAACTGGCTACGTCTTAATGAAGCCAAGGACGACGACACAGCAGAAAAGAAAGAACCTAGTGATCAGCCTTCTGGAATGGATGAACTCAGTACCATCATTGAGTCTGGAATAGGCGGCGAGACTAGCGATAAGATTGCTAGGACTACTTCATTTGAATCTATTGAACAGGTATTACAAAAACTTGACATATTACTATTAGAAAAAATACAGTCTAATCCAGAACTACAGAAGATCCTAATGGCAATGGTAGTTCCTGGCAAGGTTGAGTGGTTGGGCGAATACTTGACCAAATCAAAAAAGAGCTTGAGTGCGCTATCTACTGATAAAAAGAAGGTGGACCCAAACCAAAACTTTGATGGCTATAAGAGGTTCCTGATTAGGGAGGCAGACGTAAAGAGTAGGATCTATAAGATGCACCTCATATTTAAGTATGTGACTGAGGCACCTGACCTGGATAAAGACACAAATATCCTACTTGCACTAAAACAAATCGGGGCGCCTTTAACTGTATCGACTGAAGAGGGAGCACCGACTGTGAAGATTGGTAAGATTGGGAGAATCGACAATAAAGTAGAATCCAATGAGTTTGAAATGATCGGCTCTAACGGAGAGAATAAGATAGTGAAGAAGGAGGAACTTAAGTCCATTCTTGAAAAAAATCCTGAATTGGCTGAACGTGCAAAATCGATGGCTACCGAGTCTCACAAGAAAAAGCTGAATAAGTTATTACAGAGAACAGAGGAAGCTATTAGAAAGGAGATTATGAACTCCCTAAATGACACTAAAAACATCATCTCAGATCTACCCAATGACGAGACTAGTAGAGAAAAGTTAGAGGTGGATTGGAAGCCTCTGATCGACGCCCTAGGTTATTCAAAGTTCTTTGCTGCACCAATCAAGGAGAAGGAGAAGGAAATCACCAAGACCGAGAGACCAAGTCTTAGAAAAAAGAACAGAATCAAGGAGAAACTAATGAATGCTCTTAACTCAGCATTGCTTCCTCCAATGACTAATGGCGAGATCTCTGAACCTGGTGGAGATTACTATAAACTATTTAAAAAGCTAGAGGAGCAAAATGCGGCCTGGCTTGAAGCTTCCATTAAGGAGTCATTGACTGATGTTGGTCGAATCGCACAGTTTAATACAGCAGCCAGAAATGAGGAGAGCTCGCTAGAAGAAAATCAGTTAGCCTACCTATATGCATGTAGCGCATGGATAACTAAATATGTTGAGAGCGAGGTTGACGGAGAACTATCAAAGAGGGACACGGATAATGCATTAGCAAAGATTAAGTCGATCACCCAAGCCAAAGAGCGCGAGATCAAGAACTATTATCTCTCTAAGGACTTTAATATGAAGAACTTTAAAGGTATACAATTAAAGCCCGATCTTAGGTTACCTCTTTATCAAAAGGTTAGACTTGCAGTTAGCGAAGCAGACCGAATAGCTGAGAGCCCATTAAAGAACCTACTTAAGGGGCTAGGTCAAATCATAGTAGGACTCTTTTCAACGGTACCTGACAGAGGAAATGCAGAACTCGCTAGAAAGAATGCTGCCCAAAATCAAGCGATATTCAATGGAATATTTAGCATCATTAAAGGAGGAGTATACGCAGTAAGCAAGCAGGCTGGGCGAGACCTTGAAAAAGGAGTGAGCAAAGTCACTAATAAGCTAAGACTAGACGCAGTAGGCTTGACACCTTATGAAAAAGGAGAAGGTCCTAAATTCTATAAGTCAGCTGAAAAGAAGACAAATGAGGATGCTGGGATAGGTACCTCTCCAGGAACGGCGATGCAAACTCCAGGGAGCCTACCAGACAATACAATGGATACACTATCTCTAGCAGGGCCAGGAAGAAGAAAGAAAAAGAAAACGGGCTCTCAAATGGTAAAAAGAGTGTCAAGCTTTAAGGATTTCTTGAAAGGAGACGATTAATCTCAGACTTAGATAAGCATAATAAATAATAAAAACTAAAATACGATGGGATTTATTGATTTAGGACTCAATGGAGTGGCTGGAGACGGCCTTATAAACCTTTCAAGACCTGCCGGCATTAATCAAAACACGACAGGTAGCGGAACTGATGAAAAGACAGCAAAGGTCGAAGGTGAATCTGGAAACCAGATACCCTTGATCGGTACAAGCTCTTCGTTTAACCCGTTCTATATCTTTAGATATTCAAATTTTGCAGCTGGAGCCAGTGCAAATACTACTGGTAATTATGACTTGGCAGGACACCGTTTGCTCTATGATACTGCAAGGTACCTTGGAGACTCGGCTGCAAGATTAAGAAATGCGGCTAGGGAAGAAGTTCAGGATCCAACTGCAACTAAGATAGTTAAGTGGGCAAACGATCAAGCCGTAAAAGGAGCGAATCATAAAGGGCCACTGTATCCATATCCGTACTCTCTTTCGGATTTTTATCACTGTAAATGGTACGGTCAGATACCTAACAATCGATTACTGACTCTTAGACGATATCCTATCCCGGTTGAGGATAACTTAGCGGTAGCTGCTGAGAAGCTTCCATTGGTACCTATTGCACAAGCTGTTACTTGGTGGGGCGAAGGGACTGGCAATACACTAGGTAAGATCTTGGCAATGACTTGGGGGTTTAACTGGACAACGTATCCAAAAAAGGGAGAGGAGATTCAAGATGTACAGGGAAACGAAATACAGCTTGAACAAATATTCGATGTGCTTGGTATAAAAACGGAAAATGAGCCGGCTAGACAATTATTAATTACTGCATTTGCTAACCAGTCAGGAACAAATCCATATGCCTTATCTGGATTCGATAAAGTCCTACAGGAAAACATAAAAAAACAATATGAGGACGGTGCGTATGCTAATCGAATAAGAGGACCACTTAATGTAATAACGGAGACACAACAGAGAGATAGAGGATATACATTTTCTTCAGGTACTGGCGGTATCGTGTTAACTTTTGAATATAAGTTAAGGACTCTTGGAACTCCAAGACTTAATCCAAAGATAGTGATGTTAGACTTAATTAGTAATTTTCTAAGTTTAACATATAATAGAGCTAGCTTTTGGGGAGGAGGATATCGTTATTTTCAACAGACTGGTCCATTATTGCCTGGGTTTAATACAGACAGTATGGAGAAAGGCGATTATGCTAATGCATCTAAGGATCTACTTTCAATGTTGACTCAAATGGTAGCTGGCGGTGGATCAGATCTTAAAGATTTTATAAATAAAGCGATTTCGGCTGCGGGAAGCAGTGTCACTGATACCCAAGGTATAGAAGACATATTTAAGACTGCTGTTGAGAGTAGAGTCGGACAAAATTTACTTGCATCTAGACTGGGCGCACTTCACCAGACCCCACTAGTGATGAGGGCACTGGCTGACGGTAGAGCAGTTGGCGAGTGGCACCTAATGGTAGGAAATCCAATGGATCCAGCTGCCGTGATAGGTAACTTAATCCTAAAGAGTACCTCCATTGATTTTGGAGAAGAGTTAGGAGCAGATGACTTTCCAACTGAAGTAAAATTTACAGTCACATTGGACCACGGTAGACCTAGAGCAAAGCAAGATATCGAATCAATTTTTAATCATGGAGGAGGAGACATGTTCTTTACTGCATTAGAACCGCCAGCAAGTACTAGAAATTCATTTGGAGAATATAATAGTCAGAGGGCACTGGACACTAATGGAACATTGCCTACTGCAACAAATGGAGCAGCCGCTGCCCAGCGATCACAATCAACTGCTACATTATCAGATAATGGAGCGACAGCTAACGCGGAAAACTTAGCAAACTATTTTAAAAAAGATGTTGAAAGAAGATACGGAGACGGATTCGCCAAGTCACCTATACTTACAGACTATTTCTTAAAACTATATACAAACGATTAATCATGTTAACTACTAAGCTATTAAGAGTAAAAAAGTTTTTTACAAATGCATTTGGAGAGTCAGTAATAGACTTGACAAGCTCTACATTTAGTTTTGGAGAGGCAACTGGTCCAGCTGGACCAGTCGTAATTTCAGAATTTGAAAACATGCGACCTGACCTAGTGTCTGATCGTGTTCTTGGATCACAGGAATATTGGGAAGCGTTACTTAAATTTAATGGAATATCTAATCCGTTTTCGATTGAACAAGGTGAAATAATACTTGTTCCAGGAATCAGTGAGATCTCAAAACTGATAGTCCCTCCAAAGAGTATTTTAGAAAAGGGGACTGAGCCTACTAAAAAGAACGAAGATGCGGTGATTAGACCCAAGACTGCAAAAGACCAACAAAGATTACAGTCAATTAGGAGCAAGGTGCCCGAAGTAGTACCGCCTAATGTTAACCTGAGTGGTGTAAAAAACGTTAAGGTCGTAGAAGGAAGAGTAATCTTAGGAGGAGACATGACGCAGACCAGTGCAACAAATACTAATCAAGCAGCGGCTAGAAGTAGGATACAGGATCAGTTAAAAAACGGGAATAATTTTTAAAGATGGGATTTAATCAAGTCATAAAGACTCATATTCAGCCGTCAATTAAACTAATAACACTTGACGATTTTGACAATTCTGCTGAGAGTACAACTGGGTCGATCACTAGAAAAAACAAGGGCAGAGCAGACTTTAGTCAGCTCGCAGGTTCGATTAAACCGTTTGTTAAGTTGGCTGGACAGGTAATCACTGATATTGAGTATTTAACTATCGACGAGTCTAGCTTTATTCCAAAGCTTGATCTAACATTTACGGACCCTTCTGGAGAATTTTCAGGTAATTATTTTCCAAAAAGAAATTTGATGGTGAGTGTATTTATAAACAGTGGAAATGACAAGCTTAAACCAGTAAAATCGGACTACTTAATCACTAAAGTAAAATCTATTCCTATTACTAACAGAGGAACAGGTATTAATATTAGTCAGGGAACAATTTACATGATTAGGGCTGAGTTGTTTGTGCCTCGACTCTACAATAATGTCTCCAAAAGCTATCCTAATATAACATCAGTAGATGCAATAAAAGCGATATGTTCTGAATTAGGACTGGGTTACGCCCAAAACGAATTCACGCCAGCTGACTCTATGACCTGGATAAATTATAATACAAGTCCACTAAACTTCCTAAGAGAAATAACTAACTATGTGTATCAGGACGATGAGTCATTTTTTACAGGGTTTATCAGCAAGGAACTGATCTTTAACTTAATTAACGTAAATGAACAATTGATAAAAAACGAGGTAGATGACACTTTTTCAAGTAATTCTAATCCACTTTCGTTAGGCGTAACCCAAACTCAAAAAAACGATCCAGCAAATGCAGCATTTGCAGAAGAGGTAGTGGTTAATTTTTTGACTAATCTAAGAAAAAACATTAATAAACCCAATTACATATATGAAGCTAACTTAATATCTGATCAAGGTGCAGTACTTAAACAGGACGGATATAAGAAAAAGATTTATTATTACGATCATTTTGAGCCAGTTGAAACGGATGACAATGGACAGCCAAATAAGTTTAAACAGTTCTTTGTTGCGCCAAATAATGCACCAGACCTACCCGAATCAACTATGTTGATTCCAGACGATGAGGGAATGGATGAGATCGGTAATAAAAAATGGATGAATATTAATTACGGCAACACTCACGAACACTGGAATGCAGCTCGGGTGTTTAACTCACACAACTTAAAGGAACTAGAAAAGATAAAACTTAGAGTCTTACTTAAGGGAGTAAACTTTCAGGTGATACGAGGAATGGTTATACCTGTCCTAATGACTCTTTCGCTTGGAGAAAAGATTCGTAAAGAGAGCGATCCAAATGGAGATACGCCGATCGACCTATCAAGTAATACATTTGAGGGAGAAACACTCGATTCTGAACTTACTGGCTGGTACTATGTAAAAGAGGCAAAGTACACATTTGATCCGACTGATCCTCACATATTCTATACTGAACTTATTCTAGCTAGAAGAGAATGGGTGCCTAATAAAATAATCTTTACCGCAAATGCATAATTTCTATGGAGTACGAAATAAAGTTGATAACTTTAGAAAAGGTCTATTTTTAGACCCATATGATCAGCCGACCTACTTGACCTTTGCAATAGATTTTAAGTTTGAGAGCATCCCTGAAGATGGTATAACTGGAACAAACACGACGATTGACCCATTATGGAAAAGCCCGCTCTTTGAAAAGGGATCAGAAGAAAATTATAATAGTGCCCAAACATATTTAGGTTCGATCGGTTATAAGGACCGAGAGGAACGAATCGCAAAATTCAAGTCTATACTTGAGTACCTGACCTTTAATGCGCCATGGTATTTTCAGTCAATCTCAGGCCTGGACAAGATGTGGGAGGTAGCGACTAACATGAGCGATGCACGTAAGAGCAAATCGGCAACTATTACTATTGATACGATGGAAGCGATTGACTTAAGAATAACACAATTAGCAAATCTATATAGATCATCAATATACGATACTGTATACATGAGAGAGCTAGTACCAGACAACTTGAGATGGTTCTGCATGGACGTGTATATAGCAGAGGCCAGAAATATTAGGTATAATCCAGCAGGACAATTTAGTAATGTTGCCAGTGCAATAGGCATAGACACAAGCGGAATAAATCGATTCTTGACTAATGCTGGTTCTGCTGCTAGTTCACTATTAGGCAATCGTGAGCTGGACCAGAGCAGCCCGTTAAAGCAGTTTGGTTTCGTAAAGTTTAAGTGTAGGCAGTGCGAGTTTGACTTTTCAGGCAGCTTTCCAGGAGGTCAAAAGCTTGATGTTTCGATGGAGACGACTGCTAAACCTACCGCAAATAGCTTCAAGATCAATGTCGGTTATTTTGAGGAGGAGAGTGAGTATAATGACTCTACTAAAATAACTGAAGATCCAGCGACTAGTTCAATTCGTAATCCATGGAACGCTCGAAACACGGCAGCTAATCTTCAGACTAGAATAGAAGGAGCATCTGATTTGCCTTTTGTTGGAGGATTCGTGGATAATGCAAGACAGTATTCTCAAGACCGACTTCAAACGATTGGAGGACTTGTGAATCCCGCGCTTCGTGCTGCATTTAACTCATCCGGAATTAGGAGCATTGGGGATCTATATGCTGGTAACAATCCATTTACTGACGGCGAAGGAAAGACAATCAGCGGCAATTTTCCAAGAAACGACAGTTCAATCGCGAGCAGGGCTCAAGCATTATTAAATAACTCAATTTACCCAGATAAGTTTCCAAATAATGATGGTGACCGAAACCTGGGCAGAATCTACTAATATAATACTATATGATGTTAGACCGTAATCACGACATATCAAACAGGGACATAAACGACCTATTGGATAAGCAATTCTTAGGAGTTGTCGAGCTCATAGACGACCCTAGAAAGGAAGGTCGAGCCAGGGTTAGAGTATATAGCATCCATGACGATCTGCCCGCTGAGGATATACCATGGGCATATCCTAAAAACAAGAGTCTGTTCTTTGGACAAGGAGGCAAGGCCGGTTCAATCTCTATACCTAAAGTAGGAAGTATTGTTGCCGTTAGATTTGACAATGGTAATCCATACTCACCAGAATATTTTGCAATCCACGAATTAGCACAAGATATCAAGGATGAGTTGAATACTGAGTATGATGGAAGCCATATCATTCTATTCGATGGAGACCAGGAGTTAAAGCTGTGGTTTACCGTAGGCAAAGGGCTAACTATCTCAGTAAAGGGCGCAAGTATTAACTTAGCACCGGATAACCTAATAACAATCAAGACTGATAATAAGGTGGTAGTTGATTCACCTAATATCGAATTAGGGTCACCAGACATTCCAAGCATATCAGAATATCTATTAAAGGGGGAGACTTTTCTTAACATGTTTAATACTCATGTACACCCATCATCTGGCACTCCACCGCTAACTCCGATACTTCCAGACAGTGGAGTAATAAGCGGAACCACAAAAACTAAATAAAGATGGCACTAGAAGATCAAGCAAAAGCAGTAACTAAATTAGGATCACTAGGAACAGATATTCCTGGATTAGACGCAGATAGCGTGATTGAAAACCTGATCAAAAGGGACGAGAATCTTGGTAAATACTTAACAATGATTGATAATGCAAAAGCAGAAAAGGTATATCGCGGAATGTCTGAAGAAGAGGCAGAGGTGTCAGCTGAAGAGTCAAAGAAAAAAGTACTTGAAGAGATAAAAAAGAATCTTAAACCTGCAGTCGAGGAAGATATTATTAAGATGAAACAGGAATACAAGACAGCAAAGGAAGCACTTGACTCGATTCCGACTGAGACTCAAGCAACTGTCGCGACTGCTGCGTTACCTGCTGCACTTCATCCAGCAGTACCAAATCCAGCATATACTCTAGGCATTGCATTACAGACAAAAAAGAATCTACTTAAGACTCTTAATATAGTCCTGTCATCTCTAACCACTGTAATAACACTGGCTAATAAATTAAAGTTTGAGTTGCCACCAGTTGTGTTAACCCTAGTTAGCACCCTAACGATTGTGACAACAGGCCTCTCACTTATTCCAGGTTAATCCCATTATCAAACTTATATTTTTCCCAATCTTGCTTATTCATTAGGTCAGGAAAGCGCTCTCCTCCATTACAGGATTCTTTGACATATAGCTTGCCTGGTATATCACAGCCGCAATATACACAATATTCTAGCCTTACGCACTCGTCTTTACAAATCATTGCACGATAGGCGACCTGTTCCTTTTCGTGTTCAGGCAGAAGATACATCTTGTCCCCAAGCATCTTGAGGTTACCTTCAATGTAGTGCTTAATATTTTTTAGAGTTATTTTCATTGTTTCATCATTTTTTTTTCGACTTTAGTTATCTTACGTGCTTCATATCCTCCTCTAGCAGCATTAATTAATTTTATGTGATTTACTACATCGATTAGCTGATCAAAGCGCCAAGCATCCTCTAATAGGTGGGTTTCGTTGAATTCATTGATGCTAAAAGTGGACTCTAGAAAGGTTGCGCCAAGCATCGAAGCACCTAATAAGAGTATGTCCGGCGTCATGAAGGAGTTATTCTTAAAACCTATTGAGTACTTTTTTTCAAATTCGATTGAGATAGCTTGAAGGTATTTTATGTAGTCAAGTCGAGGTTCCCCAAAAGAGTGATGGACTACCATATCTGGCTGAGATGCCTCGATCGCTCGGTCGATCTCACGTTGAGAGTTGCCGCCAGTATAGAGAACAAGATAATCTGAACAGTCCCGAGCATGTGCAAGAAGGGTAAAATCCTTTAATCGAGCTTCAGAAATTCCCAACATAAAGCCTGTACCTCCGTTTGGAAGCTTAGAATAGTATGGACGAGCTAAGTCTACATCACGAATAGAGGAGACTACTGGAAACCATGAAATTTCTCGTTCTCTACACTCTAAATCAATTTCATCGTATTCTAAAGGCGAAGTGATGCTGCTCTTAGCCGGATCGAGCGCCAAATAATTGATTATGCCAGGATTAAATGATCGGATCACATTTTTTATCCTGATCAAATTATTTGCGGTGTCCTGATTAGTCCAATCTATTGATAAACATATTTTTGCTTTTTCCATTAGAACCTTTTCTTTTTTTCTTATACAATATAGATTAGATCTAGTTTAGAAAAAATCCCAATTAATGGATCACTATGCAAATTTAGGAGTTCCCAAGACTGCTACCCAAGAAGAGATAAAAAAAGCATATCGAAAGCTTGCAGTAAAGTATCACCCAGACAAGACTAATGGTAACAAGGAGTCGGAAGAGCTTTTTAAAAAGATTTCAGACTCATATACTGTGCTCTCAGATGAAAGGAAGAGGGAAGAGTATGATAAAAAATCTAGAGTAAATTCTAACTGGTCTTCAGGATATGAGAGCACGGGTTTTGGATTTGACGATTTTGTGAGAAATTTTGCGGATGCCGACTTTAGAAGAAGATCGAGTGATCGCGCAAGAAAGACACAGGGACGCACTCATCCAACTCCACCTAAAACCGAACATCTTAATATTTATGTACACGATAAAATAGATTTAAAGGACGCGATTTTAGGTAAAAAGATCGAGATAAGTTTTAGTAGAGAAAAAATAAATTATACTGGCAAGGCAGGTAACACGTTAACCTTTGATAAGATCGATGAGGAGAAAGAGATTAACATTAGTATCGACCTTAGAAAAAAATACATTGCGATTAAACGTGATACTGGAGCATACATAATATCTGCTAGGGTACCTGGTCTAGGAAATGAGGATGTAATCACACAGTTAAACATATGGGGAGAGATTGAACAGGTTCCTCTGATGGGAGACTTGCATGTGACACTGGAACTAATTATGCCTGAAAACATTAGGATCGAGGATAACTGCGTGATACAAACAGTCGATATATCTTTATCAAAATTACTCTTTAATGAGACCAAGATCAAGATAGAGACGATTGTCGACAAAAAATACGAAGTTGACTTTAATGGTCCGAAATCTGCATCTAATCTTAAGTTTTCAATACCTAATGAAGGACTGGTTGATGGCCAAGGTAAGATCGGAGAATACCTAGTAAAATTTAACGTGACCTTGCCTCAGGTTGAAGAGTTACCAAATAAGGATTTAGTAAAATTAAAGTCGATATTATTAAATTGCGAAAATAAAACTTAAAAAGTTTAAAGAAGCCCTTAATAAATAATAAAAAATATTTTGGGCTTTGTCAAATCTAAAATCAGCACAAACTAACACTAACGATTGGGTACTAATCGTTGAAAATGTAGGTGAAAAACTTCAAGTAAGGGATTCATCTACGACTGGCACAGTCCTCGAAGGAGTATGTGCGGTATTCGGTCAGATGAATAACAATCGCCGAGTATACGAAAAAACGGAATACTTACCTCACCTTACCTATCTTCAAGAAAAGATTAATAAGCGTCAGTTAGTAGGAACGGTTGACCACCCTCAACATTTCGAACCAAAATTAAGCGAAGCTTCACACATTATTGAAGGCTTAACATATGACGGTGGAGATAAAGTATACATTAAAGTAAGACTCCTAGAAAACACTCCACATGGTAAATTAGCGAAAGCATTACTTGACGGAGGAGTTCAGTTATCAGTTTCTTCAAGAGCAGCTGGACAGGTAAGTGAGAGTGGTTATGTAAAATTACAGCGAATCTTTACCTATGACTTAGTAGGAGAACCTGGATTTACTGATGCAATTCTACGTAAAACAGTTAGTGAATCACTAAAGAATGACTTTTCAATGATTACTGAGAGTTATAACTCGATGAAGGAAAACTCTTTTATTCATAAGTCTGGACTAATGGATATTTCAGAAAATTTAAACTTTGCAGATAATTTTAAAGTCTATAAGATAAATAAATTAGAAAATGGTTCAGGAACACAGTTCCGAGGAACTTTGCAAGAACAAAAAAATAACAACACAATGGCCGAGTTTGTAACAAAAGAACAAATGGACAAATATTCAGAAGTTCTTAAAACACAATTCAATGGAATTAAAAAAGAACTTAAAAATCACAAGTCTGTTTTGGAGTCTGCTCAATCAGGTAATGGATCAACTAATTCAGAATTAGTTGGATTCGTAAATTATTTAGCAGAATCTCTAGAAGGAGTGATTAATTTCGCTGATTATCTTTCTCACAAACTAAACGAGTCAGTTAAATATACTGAGCACGTTTCTGAGACAGTTAACAACTCTATCGATTATTCTTCTTATTTAGGAGAAAAATTGAACCAGTCAGTTAACTATCAAGATTACCTTTCAACTAAGGTGAACGAGTCAATCAACTACGCAGAGTATATTAAAGAAAATGTAAACAATTCTATTAAGTACCAAAATTATTTGGCTGAAGAACTAGATAAAGGATTACAGTATGTTGAATACGTTGCTGAAGGAACTAATCGTTCTATTGAGTTCGGAGAATATCTTTCAGAAAATATTAACTTAAACAGAGATTACTCTCAATATGTTGCTGAAAAATTAGGACAGTCTATTGGATACTCTGAATATTTAGCTGAATCTCTAGGAGACGGAAACCATGTAGGTACTCGAAATGTTTTAGGTAAAGTTTCTAAATTAAATGAATCTAATTCAATTGACAATCTAATCTCTAAGGTTGATCAAGTGATTACTGAAGTAAACGATAAGTCATCTAAAGCAGTTCTTGAGAGCAAGTATCCTTTCTTAAAGGTTATGGGAGAAGCAAACAAGAAAGTTTTCTTTAACTTACAATCAGACACTAAACAAGCTATCGTTGAAGCTCTTAACGGATCAGTTTGGTTTAACGAAAACGACATCGTTGGTATCATGGAAGCTGTTGTAAATCACAAAGAACAAAATATTCCTACCTATATCAGATTCATGCCAGTAGAATACAAAGCTACTTGGAACGAAATGAATGAAAACGAAAAAAGTAAAGTTCACGCAAAAGCACAGCTTTATACAGTAAACACTCCATACCAAGTTAAAGCATTTTGGGATGATATTGATATGAGAGGAATCAATGAAAGAATTGAAACACAAAAATATAACACAAAAATAACGCAACAACTCAACGAGAGCCAAAGTACAGAAGGCTTAATACCTGTAAATCAGGTTGTTGAGATGCAGAGAGGTTACTCTCAAGGTTACTTAGAAACAATGTTGAGAAACGCTGGTTCTAGATTGTAACAAAAAACTAAAAAAATCATTTTAACAAATGGCACGTACTAAAATTTTCAAACGTTCAAGCGACAATCGCTTAGCGAACACATGGCAGCCGATTTTAGAAGGTTACGGTGCTGATGTTGCTAAGACTCCATGGTTAGCTGAGTATGCTCACAACCACGCGATCTTTGATAACACTACACCTATCTTCGAGCAAACGACTCCAGGTGTATTTTTCCAAACTCCAGGTTCTCTTGGTGGTTTTATGGGGAACCCATCAGCTCCAACATCAGCAATGACTCCGTTCACTGCAGGTGCTAAGAATTCTTTCTCAGCTGATGCTAACGGTTCAGGTGATAAATTTCCATCACTTTTACCAGTTGCTATTCAAGTAGCAGCAAAAACTATTGGTTTTGACCTAGTTCCAGTTATCCCTATGGATTCTCCAGTTGGATTCCTTCCTTACTTGGATTATCTATATGCTGGCGGTAGAACTTCTACTGGTAACTTCGATCCTTATTTGGTTAAGTTAGAAGGTTTAACATCAGATAGCTTCGCTGTTGCTCTTACTCCTGGTGATGCAGTAGCTATTGTTCCTGCTGGTGATTTCACAGCAGAGTTCGTTGGTTATTCACGTGTAGACGGTACAATAATCATCAAGATCACAGACGACGGTTCAGTTGACGGCGCTACTACTGCTGCTGCAGAGTATGTTGGTGCAGCGATTACTATCGATGGTAACGCCCTTGTTGTTGGTGCTGCATGTACTGGAGTTTCTCTAGTTTCTGCATTAGAAAACCACATCTCTGGTTTCACTTCAGTATCTGATGCAGATTACGCAACTACTCCATTCAATGGTTCTTACCTTCCTTCTACAGGATCTGTACCTGGATCAATGAAGAGAGAAGCTGGTGAAAACTCTAAATTCCGTCAAATGGGATTAAGAATGTTCACTAAGTTTGTTGAGGCTGAGACTGACCAAGTTTCTATCTCTGCAACTGTTGAGCAGATCCAAGACTTGAACAGAGTTTGGAACTATGACGTTATCTCTATGTTAGAGAACGTAGCGGTTAATGACTTGGCTCAATCAATCAACAAAAGATTAGTTGACCGTGTATTACAATTAGCTGATGTTCACTCTACAGAAGTTAACTTAGTTGAAGGTGGTGGTGGTGTTATTACTGACCTTGACTTGACTGCTGGTGGATTTGATAACACTTCTACATTACAAAGAAGATTAGTTACTAAAGTTCTTGAAATGGCAAACTTGATTTACCATAGAGGACGTTTCGGAGCTGGTACTTTCTTAGTAACTAATGGACGTGTTGCTTCTGCAATGGCTGATGTTGCTGGTTACTCAATCGCGCAAGTTCCAACTGATATGGGTGGAGTTGCAGGTAACCTTTACCCAGCTGGTAAAGTTTATGGAGTACAAGTTTACGTTGATCCTAACATGGCTTGGGGAGACTCAAGAATCATGATTGGTCGTAAAGGTGCTGACGAAGAGCCAGGTGTTAAATTCATGCCATATATCATGGCTGAATCTCTTCAGACTATTTCTGAAGGTACATTCTCTCCAAAAATCGGTATGAAATCAAGATACGCGATTACTGAAGCTGGATGGCATCCTGAAACTCAGTACATTAATATTAATGTTACTGGAGCTGCTCTTGGAGTTCTTACAGGTTCAAATGTACTAGTAGGTATCTAATCTTAATAGACAGATATAAATTAAAGAGGATTCGAAAGAGTCCTCTTTTTTGTTTATGGAGATAAATAATAAAAAACTTATAGAAATTATGACAAGTTTAATGTCAACATTCTTAGGAATACAATCTCAATTTAAAGTGTTTCATTGGCAGACACAATCTTATGCTAAACATCAAGCATATGGTGGAATATATGATACACTTAGTGAATTATCTGACGATTTTATGGAAATATACATGGGAAAATACGGTCGAGTAGCCCTAGAGGGAGATACTGATTCTATCTTATTAGGTAATATTGGAGAAGTAAACATAGAGGAATTCCTGGACACTATTGTAGAATTCTTATTAAGTTTTAATCATAAGCTAGATGGTAACAAGGACAGTGATCTCTTAAATCTTAGAGATGAGATGCTAGCTGCAATTAATAAGCTTAAATACTTATTAACTCTAAAATAATTTTAAGAAAGATGTCATTTATAAATTGGGGACACGAGACACCTGAACAATTACAGGCTCGTAAAAAAATGGAAGATACTCTTCTTTTTGAACAGGCAGCATATAGTGCGGCAATGGCGGCAGCTGCCGCTGCGGGATCAAGCGCACCACTTAGTACATACATTGTGACTATCGATACTGCATGGCTATATCCAATAGCTGATATTGACTATGTTCTTGAAACTACTGAGATTAACTTTGTACAGGAAGGAAATGATCTTATTTTTAATACACTAGGCGATCTTACTGATTTTTACGATGAGGTATTTATTAAAACATCTGAGAGTCAGCCAGTAGGGAATGTTGGATATTCACTTGGAGTAGGTACACTATTGTTAGAAAAGAGAAAATCTCTTAATTTAAAACTTAGTACTGGAGAAAAGGTTGTTACGTGGAGATTATTTGAACAATTAACAAATCAAGAGGACGTACTTAGTCCAGGAAATTCGCCAGATGGCACCATTGGATATGGTTCTATCTACAACGATTATGATCTAAATGGAATACAAGATCCAACTAATGCAAGCCCGCCTCCTGCATATTCAGATCCACTCAGAATTATTAAGTATATTGATTAAACAACAAAAGAGGACTTATGTGTCCTCTTTTTTAGTATGGCGGGCTCTCTTAACCGAGAGAATAAACTAGTTCAAATGAAATTTGAGTTTATGATGGCATCCTTTTGAGCTCGTGAATCTTGAATTTTGAATATTCATCGCAATCAAACATCGGTTCTAGATAGTGTGTAGGGCATTGCTGCTCTTATAAACTTGCATACTCTTGCTCAGGTTAAGATCGCCCATTTAGATCTCAGTAGTATGATTAAATTTATCTAGTTTTTCCTGTATCAATTCGATCTTGTTTTCGATCTCATCAATCTTGGCATCTTGCCATAGGATATCAAGCTCAGCATTCATCACAGTTGTGACGTTTTCGTATCTTTCTCTCCAAGTACCATTAGCAGTACTTACGGATCTTACTCTTTGTACCAGAGCTTTTAATTCAGAAAGCTCAAAAACTAGTGATCTAATTGGTTCAGAAGCAGTGTGGATTCGGGTCTTTAATTCGACTAAGTTAGCCAATTCGTTCTCAGCTTGTAAATAGAGATCTTTAGTACTATATGGTCTCTCTGCTCCCTCTTGAACAGAGTTATAACGATGGATCTTTTCCCAAATCTTCTGGATTCCAGCGATCTTTTTATTCTTTTCCTTTAGAGCTTGTGCGATTGTCATAATTATTATTTTTTTGTTTTTTAGTTACTCGTCGTCGATACTTCCTTAAATCATTAACTAGAATAACTTTAGGTGCAGTACCATTATAGATAGGATCATTTTGCCAAGTAGTATAGATTAGTCTACCCATTTGATCGTTAATGATATAAATAGTAGAACGATCAGCTGTTGCAACAACATACTCATTAGAAATAGGCTCTTGTAAAAAGCTTAAGTTAACACAGGCTGTCAGAAAAAGGATTAATATAATTGTTTTCATGATTAATTATACTATTACTTCAGGGTAAGGTTTCCATTCTACCTCTTCTTCGTTCCTTCTGAAGGCAAGAAGTATCTCGCCAGACTCATCTTTACCGATAGCCACAAATCCATACCCTTCACAGATATGTGGAAGATAGAAACCATTTTCAATCTTGGAGGCTATTTCTAAGATATCAAAGTCCCATCCAAACTCAGGATCTTTGTGTTCACAATATTGTTTTGAAAACTCTGCCATTCTATTTAGATTTAATTAATAATCATTAATAGTTAGTAATAATTATTAATAGTTAGTAATAATTATTCTTTTGTATCAAGAAATTCCTCAAACCACAAAAAAAGAAGAATACCAGGTATAGTTAAAATAATTCCTGGAAGTATAAACAAAGCAATTATGGATCTGCCAACCACCGTCAAGTATTTTTTCATTTTATTAGTTTTACTCTTGTTACTTCACCCTTTCTATTTACTCGATACTTTATTTTAAACGTATCTACCATTATTGTATACTGTTCATTTAGATGAAGACAATTCCACTCACAGTTATCGTGGTGATATAGGTGAACGTGTATCTCGTCTAGTTTTTTACACTTTAGATATTGTACTCTTTGATGATTCCAATTAGAACAACTAGTTAGCAATAAAAGTAATATTAATAGTCTCTTCATAATATAGATCTTAGCTATTATACTCTTTTTGAAGTGCTTTTTTCAATTCTTGTAAATCTTCTCGATACATGTTCAGAGGCTCCTTCTTCTTAATCTCTTCAAGTTCCCTCTCTTTTTGAAACTCAGCACTTATTAAGTCTTCATATGTTTCCTTAGTAAGTGAATGAATCGGCATCCCTAATAGGTATTGATATGATCCATTTATCTCATCAAAGTTATCTGTCTCCAAGTAGAGAATTATCTCTTTTCTAGGAACATTATTGATCTTTAACTTACCCTCAATTATGGCTTTTACGAAACGTGCTCTATTTGAGAGTAGAGCGAGTTCTTGATTTAGAGTATCAATAATAAATTGCTTTCTCTTTTCATAAAAAGTGAGCCTAAATTGAACGAAATATTCAATAATCTCACTGGCTGAATTAAAGATTTTTAATTTACCGTGTTCGTCCAATACTGTAAAGTTCTCAGTCTGGCGTTCTTCCATCTTTAGGAGTCTCTTTAATCTTACTGAGTCACCTAACATCTTAAGATCTTCTCGTCTAAACTTAAGAACATAATTGATGTTAGACTTGCAGTTATTTTCGTAACTTGCAATTCTTCGGGAATCTTCAAGATCGATTAAGTGCTGGTCGAATTTTTCATAAGTAACAGAAGGAGGAAGCTCTGTAATATTCACAGTCGTGGTATTTTTTACTTCATACTTTCCACTAAATATCCATGAAAACTTTTCGGGGTCTATTAGTTCGCAACCTCCAATAAACTCTCTGTTCCATGGAGTAGGTTCAGCATATTTTTTACCCTCTAGAGATTTTAAACAGGCATCGATTAGGCTAATTGGATTGCGATTTAATATATTTGTTGCGAAGCCTACTGCAATCCCGCTACCGCCATTCAGGAGGACAGTTGGGATAATAGGTAAGAAATATTTAGGTTCGATCTCATTGCCTTCCTCGTATCGAGATTCTAATAATTCAAAATCTTTATATAGGAGTCTAAAGTTCTTATGTAACTTGGTTGCTATATAACGAGGAGCGGCTGCTTCTGGCGAACGTAAGGATCCAAACTGACCAATATCTTCTAATACTGGCATTGAGTTCTTAAACCTTTGTGCCATGCCAATAATTGCTGAATTAAGAGAGCCGTCTCCATGGTGATAAAAAGCGTCTGCCGCCACCCGACCGGCTAATTGAAAGATCTTCATTGGTTTTTCTGAACCGTTCTTCCATACTTTATTTGCAACAAAGATTACTTTGCGTTGAGTTGGCTTGAATCCATCGATCACTGATGGAATTGCCCGCTCTTCAACGACATATACTGCATACTCCTTATAGTCGTTATCTAAATAGTCGGTTACTGTCTTTATTTCTGGCTTTCGCATTTAAAATAATTGTTTTCTATAAGATACTCATAAAGACCTTCAAGATCTTTACATATTTCCACTTGTTCACCATCATTGATCTTAGAATATGCATTCATTTCTGGATTTCCTACACCGTCTTGTAAATAGTTTTTCTCATACATAAACCAATTAAACCAGTCTAATCCTTCAGCTGTTAAGATTTCTCCCCAAAGATACTCGATTACGACATGGTAGCCTTCAGTAAACTCTATTAAATCGACTCCCTGTTCATAGGATTTATCAATCCGTGATGAGTTTTGGACCATCTGGTCAGTGATAAATTTAAAGTGTTCAAATGTCATAAGTTGGGATTTTCTTATCTTTTACTTGGGCCTAAACTAAAGTTTTGATTGCCCATGAAATGAGACCTATTATGGATCCCATTATAATCATCCAAATAAAGACAAACTTAGGCCTTCTTTCAAACTCGTTGTAGTATTTCATTAGTTATTAGTTATTTCCAAGGATTCTGTCCTTTCGTGGTTGAGAATCCTTACCAAACCATGACTCAAGTGAGTCTCGATAGTCTTTATCGTTCTTGATTTGCACAAGATAAGGATTTTTGATTATTTCTTCGTATTCGGCGTCCTCGAGGGCTCCCAATCCCTTTTTGTATTCGATTTCCCAAGAAGAGGTCTTATTCTTCCTCAGCCAGGCATCAAACTCTTCATTTGTGTAAAAATTAAGTGAGTCTTTGCCTTTTTTAGCGACAACTAGTGGAGTCATTACCTTGTATACCCTACCTTGGTCAAAAAGTTCGGGCCAAAAGCGATTAAAAAAGTTAATTAAGGTTGCTGCAATGTGACTACCGTCAGGATCGGCGTCAGTATAGATATAGATGCGACCGTAGCGTAGTCCTTTAGGTTCTTCGCCTAATTTTAGTCCCAGGGAGGCCATTAACTGCACGGCTTCGTCATTTTTAGCGATTTCAGAGGGTTTCATCTCACTTACATTGATAAATTTACCCTTTAGAGGAAATGCACCAATTATTTGAGTGTCTCTAAACTTACGAACTGCTGAAACTGCTGAAAGACCTTCATATATGCCTAGGATACATACTCCGCGGTCACCTTTGCGTTGTGCATCGATCAATTTAGGTATTTTTGTCTTATCTAGGTCCTTATTTAGCTTTCTGAGCTCAGCTCTCTCTTGAGCAAGGGCTTTTTTCTCTATCCAATCTAGGACCGACTGTATTATTTCAGACTTAAAGACTAGTTTTGCTAACTTATCTGTCACTTCGTGCTTAGTTCCGAAATCTTTGACCTCAGTGATCAGTTTTTCCTTAGTTTGTGAGCTAAAGAATGAATTTACAATAGTCGAATCGATAAAAACGTATATGTGATTGCGGATATCGCTTGGCTTGACGTCGACTTTGTGTTTTTTCTTGATCATCTCTCTTAATTGAGCGATTAATTGATTAGTAATGTACTCTACGTGAGTTCCGCCATCTTTAGTATGTACTGAATTGACAAAACTTACGTTTTGAAAGCCATTTTCAGACTTTGCAAAGCCTATTTTCCAATCTTTGGTCTCTTCAAAAAAGTATTCTTGAGCATAGAGCTGGATATATTCCTCAAAGCTCTTAAATTTAAGAACAAAATCCTCTTTTTTACCGTCCTTGACCTTAGTTAGCTTCAAGGTAAGCTTGTTATTACATGCAACTAGGTCCAAGCAACGTTTAAAAAGTATCTGAAAAGACTTTTCGTCAATTAATCGCATCTTAAATCGTTCAAGGTCCGGAAAAAATGAGATTTCGGTGAATCCACGCTTGGCTGGGGTGATCTTTGCAGTAGTTCGTTTTCCCATATTGTCAGTAAAGACTTGGTCAAATCGGTTTTTACCATCACATGTGGAAATAGTGAACTTTTTGCTAAATATATTAGTTAAAGTGGAACCAACACCATTTGTTCCGGCAACAGTACGCTGTTCTGAGTCATCAAAGTTGGATCCAGCCTTTAGATTTGAGAAAATCATTTCAGGAATCCATTCTTTATGGACTGGGTGTTTTTCTACTGGAATTCCGCCGTTATCCCATACTGAGATTTCAGTAGTGTCTAAATTAATCGTCACCCTAATCTCATTCAGTTTAGGATTTCGACGATGTTCATCTACCGAATTTGAAACAATCTCATCAAATAATTTAATAAAGCCCGGATTATAGTGAACCTCTTCAACCGTTACCTTCTCTCCATCATATAGATGTTGCTCTCCAGTATGGATAGCGACTGATCCAATATACATTGATGGTCTGAGCAAAACATGCTCAATGTCAGTCAGTTTTTGATATTTTGTTTCTATTGATTTTTTAGCCATTATTTCTTTGCTAATTTTTTTACTTTTAGTGCGTCTAAAAAGTATTTAGGCACGTTTTTATTTTCTAGGATTTGGTCAAAACACTCGTCTAATATGTAGGTCTCTGCCCAATCGTCATCATTTCTTATTGATCTACCATATGCTTGTAAAAGGTCCACCAGGGTCTTCCAATTATACCACTCTGGTCGAGTTTCAAGTCTCTTCTTAATCTTTGTACTAACAAGATTAGGAAAAGGTACTTTTAGGATTACTTGAAAACGAGAAAGTTCGTCTTTTAGATCGACTCCATTAATCATCGATGGTGAGACTAGGACAGTTTCTATTTTTGAAGTAAGGTGATCCTCTAGTGACTTTTCTCTAGTTATTGAATCATGGAATATTAAACGAACATCTTGAATAGAGTTTTGAATCCACTTACTAAACTCATAATTCGCTGTGTGGATAATACCCTTATGTTCGTGGTTCTTTTCTAGGATCTTACCAATTATTGGTACTGCTCTAGCAAAAGTCTCCTTCTTATTATAATAGGACATTTTACCGAATCTTACGTAGATTACAGGTCGAGCTTCAGCTTTAAATGGACAAGGTAATGCAAGATAGGTTGACTCATGGTCCTCAACTCCCATAATAAATGAAAATAACTCTCGATCAAGTAGTGTACCTGACATTAGGATCACATGGTCATACTGGTCCCAAAATAACTCTTTAAGATAGAGATTTCCCCAAATGGGTTCAACTAAGATTCGGGTCTTGCCATACTGGTCTAGGTCCTTTTCAAAAGTCCAATTAGTCTTGTAGTTTTCTCGATCGTTGACGAATCTGTTGTATTTACACATTGACTTATCGACGTGATCGGCTTTCTTAATTAGATCAATCTTTTTTTTCTTAGCTCGGGTTTCCTTAGCTTCCTCCAATAACTCATAGGCTTTTTGCTCAAGTAAGGGAACAAGTATATCTTTAGTCCAGTCTGAAAGTTCAGTCAAGCTTGAAATATTATCGAGGTCTCGTTCCATCCAATCTTGCCAGACATCTAATATCTTTAAACTGCGTTCAGAATAGGTAGAGAGGATAAAATCACAAAAGGTCTCCTCAAAAGCATGAGCCTCATCAATTATAAGAAGTTTAGAATTACGCTCAGCCATCATCTCTGGAGAATACATTGAGTATGCTGTCACTAGATGAAAATTGGCTAGACTTACTGGGCTCTTTAAAAACTTTGATTGTGCGATCTTATGAGGACAGATAGTACAACGCTTTTCATTTGCTTTATTTATGACTTGAGCATCACCGCAACCCATACCTTGAGTACGACACCAGTAATTGTTCTTGCCCTTAAGATTGGCTGCAAAACCAAAGTCTTTTACGTATTGATCTTGTAGGATTTTAGTATTGGTAATAATATCAGTTTTGGCCTTTTTTGAGTGTTCACCTCGATACCACTCAGCAATCATGATCGCGGCATATGATTTTCCAACTCCAGTGGGAGCATCCACCATGATAAATTTCTTTCCATCCTTAATAGAAGACTTTACAAAGTCCAGTATTTGGACCTGTTGAGGTCTTGGTGAAAACTCAAGAGGGATATCGCTCATGTAGTAGTTTCTAGTTTTATTATTATCTTTTTAATGTCCTGATGAATCTCCCTTATTTCTAAGGCAAGTTCATTGTTAGAATCAGCCTTTTCCATGGAGGAGGAAACCCGTCGACAACACTCTCTAATTATCGCAAGTTCACGTTTTGAAAGCTTGGGGCCAAGTAGTTTTCTTAACATCTTTCGTTATTTATACAATTCTATTAATAAAACTCAAAATTGCTCACTGGTTTCAATTTGGATAGGATGATACCACATTCTGCGACCGTTCTTGTCGGTAAACCAGTGGCCCTTGCCATAACACTTCATCCACTCATCAAAACCGCTAGGTTGGATATCAAATGGATTTTCCCAATCCTTTAATTGACCTCCTCCAAGAAAGTATGCCTCTCGAGGAAGCCGTTCGCATAGGTCTAGGATAGATGGGTTCATAGTGATTGCGGTACGAGCATCCACAAAAGGATCCTGTGCTGCATGGAAAACTATCTCAGCTCTAAGATAGTTGCCAATTCCGTTAAAGTATTGCTGGTTCATGAGCACCAGGTGAATCGGCTTATTAAATTCCTTCTTGCCTAGGTTAGCGAAGATATTCTCCCTAAAAAGCCTAGATTCATGTACTGGACACGGCCCTCTATTTTGGGACCAATCAGTAGCAACATTCCACCTAGCAAATCGACGAGTGTCAACCAAGCATAGACTATGCTGATCAACAGTATTGAATTTCATGTGAGTATGTTTTGGTACAGCATCACGGTGACATAGCGCCCAGTGACCAGACATGCCCATCGAGCAGCTGATCTTCATAAAGACCTCACCTCCTTGAATTAGGGAGAGCATGAGCTCCTTGCCTCGAGATTCAGCAGTAATACTGAATATCTGAAGGTCAGTCGGCTGGACTATACCTAGTTTTCGATTCATGGCACTTTCTGAAAAGGAGATTGATGTAAAATTCCTTTCTCTGCAGGCTAGATTTATGAAATCCGCCATTATTTTTATCTCTGCAAGTTCTGGCATATCATTAAGATACTAAAAAAAAAATTGACATATTAAAATAAATAACTAAAAAAGTATCTAACATGTCATATTTGTTAAATTATAAAAATTGGAGAGCACTATATGAAAGCCAAACTAATATTTTTGAAGATGGAGAAGACCC